GTTTTTTTTTTCAGTTCCTTCAGATTGTTCTTCCTTCTTTGGGTATTCGTCTTCCTTTGGAGCTATTAAATCTCCTTGACAATACTCTGCAAGACGATCAGCTGGGTCTCGATACAGATTAATAATCTGACCTACAACCATACGCATCTTATCAAGCGTAGGAGTCTCCTTCTGTTTGTCAAAGTAATTGGTACGAATACTCCCTAGAACTTTACGGGCAACTTCACGTGCAGCTTCAAGTTCAACTTTCTTACTGTCCTCTACACCATCAGTAGTAATAGTATAGTCGGCAAATAACTTATCAATATAGTCATTACCTAGTAAACCAGTAATAGCATTAATTGCTTTATCTTCTTCAGGCTTTGCTTCAGGATCATCCTTCAGTTTATAACGGAAGTTTTCTCCAATTAAAGCGCGTAATGCTTCAGCTACCTGTTCTTCACTCCAACCAGCCTTAGACATATGTGTATGCATGATAGAGTGAGCCATACACGGTGAACCTGTCTGTGAAGTATATAAGTATACAGCGCGACCTAAACCACGCAAGATAGCTGTAGGCTGGATAATAGAGAATATCTCATTGATCCAATCTGTAACTGTCTTCTCGTCTAATGCAAGCTTCTTATCTGCATCAGTTTCTTTCAGGCCACGATATACACGATACCATTCTACAGTGTTAACTATATTTTCTGCCACATTTTTCTCTTTAGAGATGAGGTAATTAAGGGCAGTTTTCAATTCCTCATCATTAGCAATCTTGTTAGGATCAAGCTCCGGAATTTCTACTTTAGGCTTGCTGTTTGCAAGTTCTGTAGGTACTTCACTTTCTGAGAAGTTAATAGACATTTGTCCATCGTTCCCAGGCAGAGCTTTAGCAGGAGCTAGTTTAATACCTAGCATTTCTGCCATACTTTGCAGCGGTAATACTTGGTCTGCAGCTATCTGTAACTGCAATTCGCCACGTTCACCACGGTCGAACAAGTCTTGACGTACGTCAACAAGAGCTAACAAAGTAACTACATCAATACTACGATTGATATCTGCATATAACTCAGGATATTGCTTCTTGAGTTCTTCATTGTTAGCATATCGCTGTTGCATTACAAATGCTAACATAGCTTTACCATCAACGGATGATTCTCTTGAACCGATAGGTATGCCAGCTGTAGGAATTCCTGTAATAAGATTTGCAGCACGTTCAACAGCCTTCTTTTCAGGGCTATTCTTACCTGTTGCATCTTCAGGAATAATTGTAGGAATTTTCTCTTCCTTCTTCTTAGGCTTATCCGGACCTTTAGGGGCGTCCTTCTTTGCCTGAACCTTAGTTTCTTTAGCTGTAGCAGGAGCCTTCTTTGCATCCTCTACTTTAGCATCCTTCGGCTTGTTATCTACTTGAGGCTTAGTTTCCTCTTTCTTGCTCTCGGTGTTGTTTACTTTAGCTTCAGCTTTCGCTGCTGCTTTTGCTGCTTTCAAGGCTGCCTTTCTTTCAGCCTTACTTATTTCTTTTGCCATTTTTGATAAATGTTTTAAAGTGTTAAAATAAAAATTATTATTAAGTACAATTAAAAAAGATAGATTAGTTTAAGAGGTTAACTATCATCCTCTATTTCTGGTGAGTCACGTCCATTAGTAAAGGTATTACTTTTAGTTAGTGCATCGAATAATTCTTCATCTTTAACAATGTAACCTGCAACCCCAGTAAGGCGAATGGTAGTACCTTCTGTCACTGTAGCTACTAAGCTTTGCATGCATGTTAAAGCATCATCATTACTCATGGTGCTAACTAAACTAGTAAGAGAAGTAGTCTTATCATTATCTGACTTAACTACTTCCTTACTTAAAATACCTACTAATAGACCAGCCATAATGGCGAAAACAAGTTTCCACCACATTCCTGTGCTACGAAATAGTCGTGCAAGGATAAATGCTACAGTTAATAGCCCAATAATTGCTGGTGTCATAATTAGTAAATGTTTTTAGTTTAATAATTGTTTTAATTTCTCTCTCGCTTTGTTAAGGCGAGATTTCACTTGAGACTCAGAGAGTTCAAGATGCTCAGCAATCTCTTTGTAAGAGAGATTCTGAACTGTGCGTAGTTCAAGTATATACCTATACTTATAGCGAAGTCTGCTTAGTGCGTCAGATAACTTACTATCTGTCTCATGATATATGTACAAATCCTCTGGTGAGCTGTCGGCCGAACTGCTTACCTGTAGACAGTTATTATCATTATCTAATTCATAATCATACTTCTCTTTTTTAGTACGTCGTATATAATCAATACTACTATTTATAGCGATAGTTTTTAGCCACATCTCAAATGAAATATGATTAACATAACTAGCTATCTTAAAGAAAGCTTTAGTAAACGTTACAGATACTAAATCATCTGTTACATCCTTATTGTGTACAATATTATATATAGTATTGTATATAATTCTGTGATAACGATTATAAAGCTGTGTGAAGGCATGTTGTTTACCTTCTTTAGCCTGCTTGATCAGATCTAAAAGCTGTTGTCTTTCTTCATCTGTCATAATTACGGGCTTTAGTGTGCCTATAGAGTCAATCAAGACTCTATAGACTTAAAATGGCAATTCTAGTACATTCCTACAATAATATTCATACCAATCTTTGTAGAATTTATTATAAGTATCCCATATACATTCCATGAATTCTATTTTCATAGGTCTAGTGAGTACACTAGTAGGAGTATTATTAATTAATCCACATAATATTCTTATACGAACCTTTAGAGTTAAATCTTTATCTACTCCTATCTTTTGTATTATCCTATTATCAAACCAAAATATTAAATATTTTACAGTTTGAACTTTATAAGATTCATGAAATTCTAGTTCTTTTAATTCCCTTTTTTGTATTCTTAAAAAGGTATACCACTCAGGTCGCCAGTTAAATGAACTATACTTAACTCCCCAAGTGGTATATATATGATTTGTCAAACTATAAATTAACATATTGCTGCTTTACTCTTTTAGCTATTTTCATTAGTACTACATTAATTTGTGCTAATGACCAGCCTGTAGTTTCTAATATATAAGCTTTAGTTGCAGCTACACCTCTCCCATATATTCCAATATCTTCAAGGTATTTATTAGTAAATGTCTTTAACTGTTCATCAGTTATATTAGGCATTTTTGTACCATGTATCGATTGACGATAAGATGGTAATGAACATATTTCCGAGTATTCATACTCTAGAAAAACAAATTTGTCAGGATTTGCTAATACACTCTGAATTTCAATGGAGTCTTCAGGAAGTATAGTGAATTCTCCTTTCTGTACTAGGTCATTAACCAATAGTGCAGAAGTAATTCTCATACAAGGAACTTCTCCAATTATATTAGCAAGAAGTTCAAAGTTTTCACCTACAATTCTGTAGATACCAGGATGATTGAGTCTCATGGTTGATTAATTTCTTTTTTAAAGTTATTTACTATTCCAGATACTTCTGATAAAGTTAACTCTGGATACTTTTGCATCACTTTATTAACCGCATCAATATCAGACTTAGCTGACCTGAGTAAGTTAATGAACTCTGTTCTTTCATGTTTAGAGTCAAACCAAGCAAAATATCTTACACGCATTGATATTCGTATTCTTTTATTTTACTACTTAATTCATTCCATTTAGTAATATCTATATCAGTAGCATCTACTAAATGTATTATGTCACATTTAGCATTGAATACTCTTCTAATATAAGATATTCCTTCTTTGTAGTGATACTTATTCTTATAAGCACGAGGTACTACATTATGAAGACGAGTTATTAATTCAGTCTTCATTCTCATCTCTGTTGCAGCTTTCTCCCATGATTCTGGAAGATTCTGCCTAATAAAATTCATTAATCCCATTTCAAATTAATTTATTGATTAAACTTAATATTGTAGCATTGAAGGGAGTCGAACCCTTCACAGCTCATACGTCTGATCTAGCCTGATATGCTCCAGCTTTCTACGACATTAGCTTAGCCGTTGGACTCTGTTATCACGCTGCGATACCAGTATAGTCCATTACATAACTTGTATTGCCAGTTATCTGCTTATTGACCTATTCTATTCTGTTTCAACGGTTCAATACTATTTCACACCCTTATTATATTTTTTTAGTGGATGTGCGCGGTACTGCCCCGCGGTCACCTGAAGGCATAAATAGACCTAACAGTCAATTCTTTTTACAGTTCGGTATTATACCTACTCTATTGTGGGTATATGACCGACCAAAGTCATATACCCTATGGTCTTGAGAATGGTTAGTTCTCTTATACTGATCTTGATAATACACGAATAATAGTTAAAGTATAGATACTTTAAACGATTCAAAGATTCATATCATTCAGTCTAACTTGATGTCACGACTAAGGCGTTTCTCTATCTCTAGAGGACAATCTTATTGTCGCGATCTCAGACTTATGATCAGTAGTTCACGGTAGTTCCCCATAACTGATTTAAAAATTCTGTATGAGACCTGTTAATTCAGGTCCTTGTATGCCTCAGGCCCTAGTTAGTTCAAAAGAACTGATTCCGACTCACATACTAAGCTATTGATTCAAAGATTCTAAGCTTGGAACCTCTTTTATTTTGTTTGTTTTGAGTTAGCGACGATTTACACCGGGTACTAACTCATCGTATGTCCACTGCCAGGAATCCGGGAAGATATCACGCAGTTCTTTTTGAGATTCGTCAATACTCTTACCGATTTCAATAAGGTCTTTATCGTACTGCTTCTTCATCTCGCGAGCTTCTTTATCCCATGCGGACACAGGTTTATTTCCACTCTTGATATCTTCAGCAAGTGCAGATAATTCCTTCAGGTAGGTTTTAATACGTTGGTTTGTACGATTAGAACGGCGAACCTGCAGTACTGCGGAGGATACTGTAAATTCACATTTCTGTACAATAGCGACTAACTCATTTGTTAGCTTCTCTTTGCGACGTTCAGCAATCTTCTCAGCTGCCTTGGTAGCAATGTCTTCAGTTACTTTACTAGAGTTAGCGATTACATCTTGGATGTTTTCTCCGTTTACCTCCTCTAAGAGGATGTTCATTTTCTTTTCTGCCATTTTGAATACAGTTTAATTGATTTAACAATAAAATTTATTTAACACTACAATATAATCTTAATGAAAGAACAATCATCAAAATATCTCTTTTTAGCCTCTATTATAGCTACTGCTATAACATTTAGCCTTAATTTGATATCTTTATACTTATTCTTTTTATGAATTTTTAGTGCTGCTTCTTTACTACATCTATTAAAATACGATATAGCTTCTAATCTTTTCTCCTCATATAAAGTAGGAGAAATAATTACGTTAGTCATATAGTATGACATTTTAATTTGTTTTTTGTTTTACTCATATCTTTTAGTAAATTTAAGTAATAATTAAAAAGAACTGTTCCTGTCTATTTGTACTTCTTATTCAACAGGAGACTCCCTGCCTTCTCCTGACCTACATATAATGTGGTTGACCGTTGTATAGTCCATTGTACTCTTGATTGACAATTTCCATTAGGGTTCTAGTCTTAAACAGTTCTTTAGGTTGACTGAATCCACCATTTTACTAACAATTTAAATTAGTAATATATAGTATTGAGTAGAGGCTCTGGCGGAACCTCTACTTCTTTACTATTCTTTGGTTGCATTCTGAGTTTACACTCATGAGTACATTCACTACAGTTGATATGATTATCAAGTGTAGGACAATTATTATCTATTTCCATGCTTTCTTACGATTATAGGGCTCCATCTTTTTATGTTTTGGCTTCTTTTTGAATTCCTTTGGAGGTTCTTCATTATTCTTCTTTGCCATACTAGTAAAATTTAAACAGAGGGTTAATATCACGTAATAACTCAGGTAATGCGGATAAACCGTATTCCTTTAGTACCTTACGATGTTCGTAATATGCAGAAGTAGTATTTACTTTAGCAATAATACTTACTGGAACACTAATAACTTCACGATTTTGTTGTACTAAGAACTTACATAGTTCTGAATTCAATAGCTCTCGTGTCTTGAGAGCAGGTGAACCAATAGATGCAATAATCTTCTTACAGAAGTCTTCTACTACTGCAATTTGTGGATTAGCTGGTCTATCTACTGCTATAGCAGATGGAATTAAGCACTTAGCTATTAGCGCATTTGTTACATCTATGTCTGATAAGATATGGATGTTTACAGATTCAGTATTTATATGTTTCTCTACAAAAGAAGCTAATAATGATGCAAAGATATTATCGTCTTTTATAGCTCCTTCAAATGTAATAATAATTGCTTTCATATTTTGCTTTTGATAAGTTATTTACTAGGAATACTGATAGATACTTCTATTTCATATTCCTCTAATTCTTCAAATAGTTTATCAGTATTTAATTTACTGATAATTTCAATAGGTGGATTAATCTCTACTCTTTTACCTGGTACTGTTCTACATAGCTTTTTAGCTCGTTCTAACGATATACCAAGTACTTTAGTAGTAGCTAATAGATTTGCAAGATAGTGGTCGTTACTGAACTTTATCTCAGTTAACTTACGACCTTCTTTTACTTTATTGACTACCATTCTTCTTCCTCTGAAATTAAGTTCTCAAATTCAGTGAAGAAATTATCTGGATCGTTGCAGAGAATTCTTGTATTATCTGTTTCTATTACTACAACTTCTCCGAGTTTACTGGTATTGCTGCATGTTATACTGTCAATTGCATCAATGTGAATAACACAAGGTTTTGTTTCTTCAGTATCTGTAAAACATTGTTCTACAAATAAAAATTTTCCAATCTTTTTCATGTTTCTAAAAAATTTAAATTGTTAATAATGACGCCTGGGCACTCAGGATTTAATTAAGTTAGTGCCAACTTAGTTTATAGCATTTGTTATAAGACAAAGATAAACGACTACAATCGTTACTTACTATGACTCTCACTATAGTTTTAACTCATAAGCAGAAATAGCTGTCAAACTAAATCTTATTGGAGTACATGATTTTAACGTCCGCACTAATACCTATCTAAAAGCGCTAGCATTCTTTTGATAAGATATGAGCCCCACATGTTTGTTACTGATTCTCACAGTTATTACGAGCTTTTATTGCTTCTTCTTCAGTATTAAAATAACCAACTCCATATACATAATACTTATTTCTGTCTTTTCTATAAGTATAATATTTAGCGTTGATTATATTCTCTCTATTTAAGTTGTTTTCTCTTTGACTTATTATTCTTAGATTTGCTTTTCTATTATCTAACTTATTTCGATTAATATGGTCACACACGATTTTTGTATTAGATGTGTCTCTATCTAATATTATATTGTGTAATCTTACTTTATTTCTTTTATAATCAGATATTATATATCCTTTATCGTTTATTCTCCAAGAATAAGGCTTTAATTTATCAATATCTTCAACATCAATTAATACTTCAATGTATTTATTGTTTCCTTTAATAACTAATACTCCATTGTTATCTTTTGTTATATATGTGTTTGTGTACTTTCTCATATTATTTAGTTTTTTTAATGAAAGTATACTCTATCTTCACAGACTGAGTATACTAGACTCTAATATTCATTTAAAACAGAAAGAAGGTTTAGTTTTAATTCTGAATAGAGTCGTTTACAACAGTTGATATAACATGAGTTTGTATAGAGTCATCAAGATATTTTTGAGCTCTTGCCCCAGATAACACTGTGTTGTATGTTGATGTGTTTGATTCATATATGTAAATCATGTCTTTTATAGACAACGATGTACCATGTTGCATCAAAATATCAATTAGTACTACCTTTGGCATAGCTAAAAATACACTATCAACTCTTCTATCTTCTCTCATTTGCTCTCTCATGTCGAGAATATCCTGTATTGTTGTTACAGGTTCCTCAATGATAACTTGAGGATCTTCTTGTACTTCTTCTTGGTTCACACCATTTAAGAAATTAGCAATGTTTTCACGCTCTGCGTAAATTATTGCTCCAATCATGCCTATTAAGGCAAGGATTGCTACTACTACCCAAACAGTTCTTCTTGGCGGTTTAGGTCTCGCCATCATTTCATTTTCCATTTTGATAATGTTTTAAAATTAGTAATTAATCTCCCCAAAACCAATCTTGGAGTAGTTCTTTAAAGTTTTCTATTATATAATTTCCATCCCCTCTCTCTTTTATCTTCAGAGAAGTCCCGACAGAAGCATAGGAATAGTCCAACCCACCGTAAGAAAGCAAAGCGAACAAACCCGCAGATTTATTATATCCATCTTTTCTGTATAACCAAGAATAGATGTAATAATAATCGAACTTAGGTGTCCAAGGTTTATTACCATTACTAATGAAATTTAGAGCAGCTATAATTGTACTAAGCTGTTCATACAGATTTAAGTGCTTGTCTTTATAAGTTCTAGGCTTTCTACCTATTACTTTACAAGCATCTTTGTAAGTTTTAATTTCTTCTCTTTTCATACTTTTATTGATTAAAGTGTTACTTTATAGTATCTCCAACAAAATATACGTGATGATATAGATAGTACTTTACATATACAGTACTATTTTGGTTTGTAATAGGATTACGTAATGTGAACTTATATTCTTCATCATTAGTAATACTTCTCTCTTTATTAACTAATATATAATTCTTGTACTTCATTTGTAAATCTACAAAATTATATACAGTTTTGGACTCTTCATATTCTCTTTTAATTAGAATGCCAATAATATATGTTATTATTGCTGTTACTAATACTCTACTAATTCGGTTTAGTTCATAATATTTAATTACTTTTATCATAAATTGATTTTAATGTTAATTACTAATTGTACCCAGAGCGGGAGTCGAACCCGCACAACCAATGGTCAAAGGTGTTTAAGACCTTAGCGTCTACCTATTTCGCCATCTGGGCATTTAAAATTATTAAACTTTAACTCGAGTATAAAGACTAAAATTTATAAATAAATATTTAGGTGAATATTCCGATTTAGGAGTTTCATTAATATACTTGCATTTTGCATGCCATACTCCTTTTTCTACTATTTCATATATAGTGTCTCCATATTGGAATATATCTCCAACATTTAAATTTGATAGTTTTTTATACATATTTTTGATAGTTATTAAAGTTAATAAAAAGGTAGCTGTTAGTTTTCATAGGTAAAACTGGAAGATTTTTTAGACCTATTACTTAACACACTCGCCACGTGAAGGCCAGCTTTTGAGTGCAATCAGTATATCTATATTCACATATAAATATACTGACAACAGTACGCTTACTGTTATGCTTAATTAATCAATCTGTGCAATTAAGAATGAAACGATGATTAAATAAACAAATGGCTCATACTATAAATCTAAGGACGGGCAAACTTGGCTATATTAAACTATATGGTATTTGCGACTGGAAGAAGGTAATATTGCCATCTAATATAGTTGTTCCTGATTTTAACGTCTGCACTAATACTATCATAAAGTCCAGCTAAGCTAATATAAAAGCTGCTGTAAGTTCTTTTGATAGATATAAGCCCCACAGGATTGTTAAGGATTCTCACCTTAAAGAGCGCCAGAGACGGGTTCCTCTGACTTAGCAATTTGTGCTTTTACGTTGTTGCTCTCAACCTGTCGTTTAAGACATCCCTTGATCATTTTATGACCTTTACTCATATACATCAATAGCACTAAAGTGTATATTGTCTTTGATTTCTCTGCACTAATATCAGTTTATATTATGATATTATTAGGTCATGACTCCTATTTTACATAAGGGATAACTGAATATAAGCCCCACAAAGTTGATACTGATTCTCACAGTATAGATGCAGTAATATTTACTGCATTAACTTATTAATAAAACGCTGCTGTAGATACAATTACATTGTAAGGTTCTAATTTTTCTATAACTTCATCTATTTCTGCTTGCATAACAGCTTTAGGTAATATATTATATTTTCCTATGCAACTATCTACATATTCTTTAGTTTGTTTAAGACTAAGACCAAATTGGTTTTTTAATATTTTTATTATCTCTATTTTAGTAGAACCGCTAACTCCTTCAGGTACAAACATACTCATTCTTACTAAGCTCATTTTGCTCTCTAATTCAGGCATATTTGTACAAGGAATAGGTGTTTCAATAAGAATAGATAGTATGTTATTAAACTGTTCTTCTGAACATACTTTAGAAACTGCATCTAATAGACTATTTGTATACAATTTCTCGTCTTCAATAAGCTTATCTATTACATAATTCTGAATACAAGTTATTTTCTTCATAATTTGATATTATTTATTTGTTAGTTAATGCAATAAAAATAATAGAGTAAGCGCATTAATATAGTCATTTACCTTTTAGGCTCACATCAACTGCTAACCTATATGACTATAAACTATGCTAAGAGTTACGAAGGTATGCGGCTCACTTTCTCTTACTCTATTACATATAAACGACACTTATTGTTCAGTTAGTGTCAGACTGTCAAGCACCTCATTAAGCCTATCGAGGTATAGCTTCTATCTTTGCTTTGCTTGCTTCAAGCTTGGTTGCTGTCTCTAAAGAGGTGCACCAGTTGGAACCTACAACTGCATCTACCACGTGGATTCATAATCGGTCTTTACTTGTGCATAGTAAATAGGATTATGTTTTTCTTGACTCACACTCATCCCATATACGACTTGTCACGTATCATCGGTGGTTTAAGAAGAGAAGTATAATAATATAGTCCTTAGCGCTACCTAAGTCTTTATAAGGGCATACCTAACTTATATTATTATACTTTAACGTGGTTAAACTATGTTTCACAACATATGAGGATAATTTGCATTTCATAGAATAATTACTTTGCGAAACAAATCTGTATATCTTAGTTAAATAACCATATAGATAGATATAACACTATCATTGTGATTATTACTGATAACATACCTAATTCTGTGTCTCTATCCATTTTAGTCTCTTTTTAGTATGTAATCTGCTTCAGGTATGATACAATAATCACAAATAAGTGTACTATCAATTTGATGCCATTCATCGTATAAATCTCCAGTTATTGGATCATTTTCAATACTGTGTTGTAGTTCAATGGCTACAATTCTGTTCTGTGCATAAAGATAGTAAATGTTATTAAAATTATTTAATACATAAGCTGGTATAACAATTTCTCCGTATTTACATAATACTACTGAATTGTTACAAATTTCAGATAAATTACTTGTTATTTTTATTCCTTCTTCCATATGATTATTTATTTAGTTAATAATTTGCTATTTCGTCTTAATTTTCAAAGACTCATCAGGTATCTACAGATACGATAGCCCTCATCTTACATATCTAGAATAAGATGAGGAGTTATTTAGTAATACAATAATCCTTCCAAAGATTATATTAATTACACCGTTACTAACGTTCACTAAATTGTAGAGTAGCTAATTCTACAGTTTGCGACTGAATTCGTAATGGAAATGTCCTCTTATGAAGAACTTACTTATCAGCTAGACTTTTGCGCTTTATACCATTATATACAATGATAGTATTTTTCACAATCGAGGGTCTTATTTCTCGGCAACTCCAATTTAATTTTAATACACGTCATATATCACTATAAAAATCCTACTAGTGTAGGATTTGGTGCCATCCCAAGTATTCAACAGATGGCTCGGAGCTTTCTACACCTTATAGGTTGCTCGTTTTTTAGTCTTATTCACACATGTACTCGACTAACTGTACTGTATGCCACTTTTTACTTTCTGAGTGAGTTTGCGATTCTCAGATTTCATATTTTCTATTACCGCGTAGATGGCTAAATTAGAAGAGCCTGCTATAATTATTAAATTATAACATAGTGCATCAAAGTGTTACCGTTGCACTCGCGTTTTATCTATTCTCTTCTTCTGATGCAGTTGAAAGAGATAGAATGCATTTTACACCTAAAACTTAGAATCTTGCATGTAACTGCAATCTATTACATTTGTCTGACAAGGACAAACAACTAAGAAACTGGTGCTCTCAATGTCTTGGGAAGTTATTGAGTTTTTTAAATTGCCTGTCTTTCCAGGCTGTCAGTGTTTTCACACAATAAACGGTCTTTCCCATGGCAAACACCTAAAAACCTATAAGGATTAGTCAATGGTGCTATTAACCGTAACCGGCATTTCCATCTTAGACTTATTATAGGAAAACTGGTGTATAAGTACGCCCTAAGCCCTGTGTGCGGGAAACAAGCTGTACAATAGTTTTTTTAATCAGGCGCATTTACTTCTTGGTTATGCTATTGATGCTTCTCCTTAGTAGAGCCGACCGAATATTTTAAAACGTTCTCGGCAAATTAGTGGTTACGCGCCAAATGCGGCACCTTGCTGTTGAGCTGGGCCTTGTACAAACTGTGGTTGAGCTTGTTGAGGCTGAGCTTGCTGTTGCGGTTGTTGGTTAGGATTAACTGTGTTGATAGTTTGTCCTCCAATTGTTTCTTGTTGTTGAGGTTGCTCTGCTGCTAATGCACGAGTGTCGTTAGCTGGAATACAGTAGTTACTGAATGCTGCTCTTCCGACTTCTTCAGGGGTGCTTCCTCTCATCCATTGCTTTTCTCCACGGCTGTCATAGTAATATTGACAGAATACAACTAATTCTGTGTATATTACTGGAACTCCTCCTTGTTTTACAATGTCTCCTGCCATAATAGCTGGTGTACCTTTAGCTGGGTTTGCCGGATGTGCAGATAAGTGCTTCTTGTAAAATGGTTGTGGTGATTTCCAAGATACGTAGCAACCTTCAATGGTTTGGAACATCTCAGGTATGGCTTGGTCTGTTTGACCAATACCTCCATGTTGCATGCTTAGTAGTGGCTCAAATATGGCTACTACTGGCTTTTGAAAACTTGTGTAGGTTTGCGTTCCTTCCCAAGGGCAATCAAGATTGATTAATTGGGAATACAAGTATTTGTTACCTGCATTTTGAACATTTCTGTTGATTTCTCCAACAGGTATGCCTCTTTCATCATACTTTTGACCTACTACTCTTAATACTGGATTTAATAATTGAAACTTTGCCATGATAATATGTTTTTTGGTGAATAATCTATAAAGGCTATATATTACTTGGTGAAGTAATGATGAGCTTTTTACAGTATGCTCAAACTGGAGTGGTTTTTATACACTACCACATCTAAACGTAATCATTATATAACGCTCACATGATATTGCGGGAAGAACCTTTCTGTTTTCCTCCGATTCTTGGCAGACGCAGCTGAATGGGGTTCGTGCGCAGCCGGTGTAAGTACTCAATACTAGATACTGAATATCCGATGATGAGTATGAATTGTAACTGTTTACTAAGAGATAGCTAGATTAAACTCTGGCTATTCTTGTATAACACTTGTAACGATTAGCAACAGCATATGCAAGCTTAATAGCCTCATCAATGTTGTCTAATAACTTTGTGCCTTGCTTAACAGCACCACCTTTTTTGTAAGCATCAATTCTGTACTTCATATCTTGATATATTTAATGTGCATAGTATTACAGTTGTGAATGAATTGAGTAGGAGAGCTATGAGTAATCATAGCTCCTATAATACTCCAATGCATCAGCTAATGCATCAACATATTCCTCATCTTCATCTGTGGGAATAAAAATACAATCTGATAAACTCATAATACTTTGATTTTATTGGCGGGGGTGTTCCCGCGATTAATAACAGCCGGGGATGAATTGGAGTAGTACTTCACACACACGCACCACCTCTCTCAAAAAATTTTTATAAAATATTTTTTAAATTATGTTAAATATCTGTAATTATTCTTAATATTTACGTTATAGAATATATAACAAATAACTATATAATATGAAATTAATAGAATCCAGTGTACAGATTATTGAGGAAAAAGACCCTTACAAGATGATAGAATTAGCAGGTAGAACTTGTTATAAGTCTGAAGATAAGATAACAGAGAATAGCGCTAAAGAGTTTGTAGATCGTATGATTAAGCTTGGTCATGGGGCTATGTTAGAGCATGGTACTATTTACTTAAAGATAGATAAAACAGAAGACGGACACCTTCCGCCAGCTAGATTATATTGGTCAGATGGTAATCACAAGAAATATACAAAAGTGCGTAAACATGGAAATTCAATATACGTGACAACCAATCTACGAGTAATAGTAGAGAATAATAGATTAGATGATTTGCAGTATCAAGTAAAACCTACAGAACATCACGAAAAGCGCATTACAGCCAAATTTATATGTGATAGAGGAGTAAGTCATGAGTTTGTTAGACACAGAGTATTCAGCTTTGCACAGGAGTCTCAAAGATATTGTAACTACAGTAAGGATAAATTTGGAAATGAACTTACTTTTATTAAGCCTACATGGTTAGATATACCTACAGGTGATTATACTTACTGGGATGGAGATTGGTGTGATATTGATAATATGAAGATCCAGTTACCTTCAGATAATGGTGTAGCAGATAACTTTTTATGGTGCTTGAACAATGCAGGGATGCAATACAGACTACTAATAAATAAAGGATTAAAACCTCAAGAAGCAAGAGCAATACTCCCTAATGCAACTAAGACAGAATTAGTAATGACAGGCTTTGAGAGCGATTGGGACCATTTCTTTGAATTACGTTGTAGTGGTGCAGCTCATCCAGATGCTAAGAAGTTAGCTGATGAGTTAAAATCGTTAATGAATGTTAAAAACATTGAACTTAATAGCGTTAAATAACTATAAATAATGTTAATAAATGTTAAAGAAATAGTAACTAAGACAGTATATTAGACGTTATATGGGGAGTAAGAGGGGGTAAAGTAATAACAGTGTCTAGTTAAGTAAAGTGATATAATATTAATTACTCCTACTTTAGATAATCACAAATATAATTACTATGAAACACAAACAAGTTAGAGAAGTAGCTTACTTAGGTAAGAAAGTATATTTTGGTAATAAACCTTATACTCTAGTAGAGAATGAAGTAAAAGGTATGTGTCAAGGATGTGATTTATACAATTGTTATTGCCCTTCTAGGATTACTTCATTATGTACTCAAGGATTTATACTTAAAAGAGATAAGCAATGAAAGAAGGAAAGAAGAATGATTACCAAGACGGCAAGCTACGTTGGGATTTACTACCATTAGAAGAGATTGAAGATATAGTAAAGCTGTATACTGCCGGTTCTATTAAGTATGGTGATAATAATTGGCAGAACTTAGAAAATGGTTACCACCGTTATAAAGCGGCTATGTTAAGGCACTTACTTGAATATGAAAAGGGTAATAAAGTTGATGATGAAACTAAAGTAAACCACTTAGCAGCTGTAGCTTGGAATGCAATAGCTATGCTTTACTTAGATAAACACGGAAAAGGAAAAGACTATGACATTAAATGATTAGGAATTAGCAAAGATAGTAAAAGATAGAATACCAGTAACAATAGATAATAAATAGTTTATAGTAGAGTCTAACCCAATAGGTAGTTGTGATGGCTGTTACTTCTTAAATAGAAACTGTCCTACTTTAGCTAGACGTTATTGTTGTTCTAATGGCGGAAATATATTAATATTAGAGAAACAAAATAAGAAATAATACGTTATTTGAGTATTAAATATAGAATATTATGGAAGATAAAGTACTAGAAACAGTAGTAAATGGAATTAAGTATACTATGTTGAAGGATGTGTTAGTTAAGCCTTTGGAACCAGTTATGGTTACTAAAGAGATAACAGAGCAGATTCCTACAGGTGAAGTTGATGAAGATGGTTTCAATAAATATGATACACAAACTGAAACTAAGGAAGTAGAATCTGAATATTCAACAGGTGTGGTATTGAAGATTCCCACATGCTTAACAGAATGTGAATATAAAGTAGGAGATACTATTGTTTATAATAAAAAGTTTGCTAAGGACTTTGATTTGTTTAAGGATAGTCAATTAGTCAAACCATATGATATAATTGCTGTATCAAATATGATTTAAAATTATAACTCATTGTTAGAATGAACCCTGGCGTTAGTCAGGGTTTTTTATTATATAGATAATAAATGTTAATAAATGTTAACAGATTTTAACATTTATTTAATCTACCGTTTATAGATACATAAACATTTAAAATAAATATTATGAGCTACAAAGTAATTAAGGAATTTGGTTCTGCTAAGAAAGGTGATGTATTAGCAGAAGATGAAACAGGTTTAGTGTCATTTAACGTTAGTGAAGATAATTATACTAGAATGATGTCTTTAGATTATGATACTGCGGATTACTTATGTGAAGAAGGTTACCTTTTAAGTGTTGATGATGAAAGTAAGTATAATGTAGATGCTACTTTAGAGCTCATTGATGACTTACTTAAGAAATACGAAAGTAACTTAAAAGAGACTAATGAAAAAGCAAATAAAGGCGAAATACAGCCTTGTGTTAAGTTAGAAGCTGAGACAGTATATTATAACTTAAATAAGGTTTTAAATAAAATTAAGGATACGTTGACAAATGAATAAATTGGTAAAAAGCGTAAGCAAAGCCGATTTAAATACAGAATTCTTAAAGAGCCTTAATGGTATACTTGATCTTACTGATAGGGAGCTAGAGTTACTGGCTACGTTCATAGCAATAGATATTAACACTCCTAAGCTCCCTAACATAAGTAAGAATGTAATATCTACTGAAAATAGGAAGTATATTAGAAAAGTATTAGGTATTACTCCTGACAATCTCAGTAGATACATAACTAAGTTTAAGAATCAAGGTATACTAGTTAAGGGTAAGATTGAAGATGAAGTTGTAGTAAATAAGGCGCTTATACCTGAAATAATCGGCGATAGAGTACAAATTACTATAATATTAAGAGTAAATAAAGATGAAGATTAAAACAACAATAGTAAGACCTGGCACTATATTATGTTGGAAGGAATATAACATATTTACTAAGTTGTGGAATAAGTTAAAGAAGAGAGACTTACCATATAATAAGTTTGAGATTATTCCTACTAGTATAGAATTACTTACAATAGATAGATATAATTTTGTAGCATATACTCCTATACGTAAGTATAATAAACAGGAAATACATAAACTACAATCTATCTATGATAATTGTATAGAAGATAGAAATTGGGACGATGTTAAAACTATAATTAATATAATAAGACCCAATACGTTTGATAACTCTTCTACTTTAGAAGAATGTAAATATTACAAAAAGATAGATTTAAATGAGGAATCAAGTGAGTATATATACTGAGCTAAGTAATAAGTATAACATACCATATCCTATCATAGAAGTAATATGTAACAGCCCGTTCAGATTTACTAATAGTATCATCTCTAATTTAGATCCTAAACCAGTTAGATTCTCTTACTTAGGCAAATTCAAATTAAAGAAAAGATATGAAAAAGAAACCGTATGATGTTTATAGTCCTAAGATATACCCTAGACTATTATTTGTAAGTACTAATATTGAGGATTTAGATAAATATTTTATATTTCTTGATGTATATGGTAACAACGATGGAAGCGAATATAATAGATTACTACAAGAAATAGATAAATATGATGGTGGAATGGTTACTTGTAAAGTAATACGTAAGAGTGATAATAAATACGGAGTAATAGTGATAGCTGTTGCTAATGCAGAAGATATTACTCCAGACATGATTCCTCATGAGGCAGTACACGTTGCGGATTACTTTTGTGAACAATTAGGTTTATATACGCAAGACTTTAAAGACGGCAATGAAGCATATGCTTACTTAGTAGGATGGGCTGCAGGAAATATAAGTAATACTATATGTAATGAATTAAAAAATAAGGACTATGACAATTGAAGAAAGTAAAATGATGTGGAAGTTAGAAGTGGAAAACAATAAACCACTCTATGGTTCATTTAGTAAGGAAATGAAGCGCCTGTATAACAAAGTAGATGAATTAATTAATGAAGGCGTAATTACTTATGAAGATTTCACAAATGATGTAATTGACAGTATTACTACTACTATAGTAGATAATGGGAAGAGTAGTGCAGAACCTAGTAGAGCCGATCAGGTAAATGCAATGTGTGACATGCTATTTAAGAAGTATGAAGAATATAAAAAAGTAGAGCATACAGGAGGAGATAGAGAAGTTTTAGCAGATAATACAGAATTATCAAATAAAACCAGATTATGTGAATCCGAATGTACCAATGGGACGTGCTAAGGAAATTATAGCGAGATTATAGAAAGAATATTATTTAGGTTATTTAATTGATTGATTATTATGGTTAAGTATATTTGTTCAGTAGATAGAGGCACCGTTATTAGTTACGATAAAAAAGTAGAAAATGTTAGCTTACTAAATCGTTTTTATGTAGACTATACGTGGTATATTCCTGAAGATGGAGAGTGGATCTATACAAAGAAAGATGGTTCTAAAGAGAGAAGGAGTGTTACTAAAGGTGCTATGGTAATAAAATTGTATCCTATAGATAAAGAAAGTGATGCAGAGTACATCTTTATTGAGAATGATGAAGTAAAGAATCACTATAACAGATTGCTAGAAAAGGAGCAAGAAGAAAAAAAGAAAGCTACTTCTTGTGATATTGATTGTGATTGTGGTTGTGATTGTGAAACTATAAAGTGTGATTGCTGATATGGATAAATTATTGATAGATCAATACGGTAATGCTATTTTATATAAAGTAGATACCAATAGCATTAAAAATATATCTGATAACTTTGAATGTAGAACTATATATATAGCATAGTAGGATGGTCAAATAATAACAGAAGAAGAAGTAATAGACTATAAACCAGGAGACATTGTACTTATATTAAGTAAATATGATACTATAAGTAGTAAGTGGAATCTAAAGCCGATAGTCTGTTCTGATGCTTTTGCTAAAGACGATCTTATAAGATGGAACAAAGAAGATAACAAACAAGTTCTTACAAATGAAACTATTTGATCTTATTGGAGGTAAAGTAAAAATACACCCAGATGCTATAGGCATCCCATGCTTTAGAAGAGTGTGGGATGCAGATAAACCTAATAAGGAGCATGCTACTAAAGTAATAAGTTACATTGTACTTATGAATAAATGGGATAGTCCTTATGTACAAAGTATGGATGAAGACAGTAGAGAACTTAAACTGAAAAAGGAAATATTCGATGATGAGAATTACAAATTGACGGCAGAAGAATTGATTTGTGAAGATGAATATAAAACCTTACTTAATACTAGAGCTCTACAAATGTTAAACAATATGCGTCTAAAGTTGGATAGTGTAAGTAAGTACTATAAAGAGTCGTTAGATGATACTTTAGATGAAAAGAAGATTAAGGACTTATTAGCCGGTATGACTTCTGTTGGTGGAGTACTTAAGAGTATTGATTCGCTAGAAACGATGGTTAAAGCTGAGGAATTAGCTATAGGCAAAGTTAAAGGAGACGCTAAAGTAAATCCATATGAGTTGGCGAAATAATACATTAAAATATAACTAAATATTAACAACACGTTATAGTGTATAAATGAATATTTTATTATGAATAAGAAATTTACGATTACTATAGATTTGACTAAGGATACAGAAGAAGTGTTTAGACAGATTGAAGAAGCTTCGGAATATTTGAACAAACCTGTAAAGAAGTCACTGTGGCAAAGAATTAAATCTTGGTTCTAAACCATCAGAACCCTTACGTGGAGGGTAAGAATATCCACGTGATATTGCCCTATGGTGTAATGGTTAGCACAGGAGGCTCTAACCCTCTTAGTCTGCGTTCGAGTCGTAGTGGGGCTACCAATTAAAATACTAGTCCTTTGAAACTATAATAGCAGAAGGAAACTTGTTGGATAGGTAGTTATCGCGAACAGGTAGTCTGGGGTAATGTTAGCCCAGGTGGGGAGTACTAAACATACGGCGTATAAAACTCTAGCCTAAGAAACTAGGTTGCAGTCACTGGAAATCTCCCCAACATAAATTTTTCATAATTAAGAGAGTTTTAGGTTAATAAATTATTATCTCAATAGAAGGGGTTCGTTGTGAAACGCGCCCCTTTTAAATATATAATATGGTAGACTTTAATAAGAAAATTATAAATTCAAACAAATTTCGCTAGGCCGCATTAAATTTTATTAATACCGGTAGTTATTGTAATTTTCCTGAATCTACTTCAGAATATTTTAAGTTCTGGGATGAGGAAAGTAAAAGATGTGTAGATGGTTATACTGCTGATGATGGAGATTTCATTAGCGGGTATAACTATTTTTATTTAAATTATTGTCCCATTCAAAGAATCGTTTATACTGTATTAGAAAATAAAAAAGTAAAAAAGACCAGAGAGTTATAGTTTCCGGACTTCTATGATTACGATTATTACTTTTTCTAGGCTATGTAGGAAGCTGAAGATGAAGGTAAACATCTATGCGCATTAAAAAGTAGGCGTAAAGGGTACTCATATAAAAATGCAGCAATGGCCTGTCGTAATTATTATTTGATACCAGGAAGTAAAACATATATATATGCTAGTAATAAATAGTATTTGACAGAAGATGGTATTCTTACTAAAGCTTGGGATTATATGGACTTTATAGATAAGAATACAGCTTGGGGAAAGAAAAGATCTGTAAATACGTAGATGCGCAAACGAGCTGGGTTCTTTACTAAGGATGAGTATGGTAACTAGATAGAATTAGGTTATAAATCAGAGATTATAGGCGTTACTCTAAAGGATAATCCAGATGTAGTTCGTGGTAAAGCTGGCAAATTGATTATATTTGAAGAGGCCGGTTCATTTTCCGAATTAGGAGCAGCGTGGCAAATTGCTAGACCGTCGGTAGAACAAGACGGAGTTGCATTTGGTACTATGATTGCATTTGGTTGTGTTTGCGCTGGTACTAAAGTATGGACAGCCGATGGTAATTGTGTATCCATAGAAGATCTCAATCCTCAAGATGGTATTATGGGCTGGGATACGTATTAGGTATACCCTTAGAATATATCTAATGTTAATCCTCCTGCTGAAAAACCATGCTTACGTATAACTACAAACACCGGTCGTACTCTAGAATGCAGTACAGACCATCCATTACTATGGTCTACCCCCGGTAAGACTAAAAGGGTACCAGGGAAGAGAGCATAGAATGAGCGCATGAAGTCATGGTTATGGCATAGAGCTGATTTGTGTAAAGTTGGGGAGCAAGTAGCCGTTATAGATGAAATACCTTACTTTGGTAAATAGAAGATGTGGGAACCAAGACTAGTTGGGTGGTTAATTGGTGACGGTAGCTACGGAAAGGATAAAACTCCAAGATTAAGTAATTGTGACGATTCTATTAACAGTTATGTGTTTGAAAACTTTAATACAGTAGTGGAAAGAACACATACAACTAATACTGGTAAAACTTATTATGAAACTAGAATAAAAGGTATTTGTAAGAAGTTAAGAGAATTAGGAATATATGGGTAGACTAAGGATAAAAAGACATTACCTATAGATATTGATAAGTATGACTTTGATAGTCTATCTGAACTAATTGGAGGAATATATGATACAGACGGTTATATTAGAGTAGATAAAGATGGTAGAGTGAGAATTATTCTCACTCAAGCATACGATACTATGTTAAAACAACTTCAACTGTTATTGTTGAAGTTCGGAGTAAGTAGTACAATACGTTATACCAAATATAAGAATGAAAATACACATGTTTCAAACGGTAGAACAATTAAATCAAAAAATGGGGAATATCGGTTAGAAATAAATGATGTTACAAGTGTATGTAAATTTGCAGACAGAATTCCATTAAAAGTGGAATATAAATAGTCTGCACTAGATATGATATTAGTGTTTGCTTAGAATCATATAAACAAATACAATAAATATCTGTGCGGAGTACATGCCGAAAGGATAGTTAAAATAGAAGATATAGGTATACGACCTATATATAATATTACAGCTAAAGAATAGAGTAATTATATTGCAAATGGTATAGTAACCCATAATACCGGCGGTGACGAAGGTAGTCATTTCGAGACTTTAAAAGATATGTTCTATAATCCTGATGGTTATAACTGTTTAAGTTTCAAAAATATATGGGATGAATCTGCCGCCACTAAGGAATGTGGTTTCTTTATACCATAGTATACTAACTTAGATTTTAGAGATACTGAAGGAAATAGAATGTATATGGATTCTGATGGTAACACCGTGCATAAAAAATCATTAGAATTTATATTAGAAGAGAGACGTAAAGTAATCGAAAATGCAACTAGTAATAATACTATAGATAGATACGTAGCAGAGCATTGCCTAACTCCAGCTGAAGCATGTCTTGAATTTAATGGTAATATATTTCCTAAGAAAGAACTACAAGAATAGCTAGCATTGCTTAGGACCAATAAGAAACTATAGAATCATAAATAGGTAGGCGATTTAGTATGGCAACCGGACGGTAGTCTTAAATGGGTTATTAAGAAAACTGGAGATATAACCAGATACCCACTTAGACAAGGGGATGATCCTACTGGATCTATAGTGATATGGGAACATCCTAATAAGGATGCTAGTGCTGGTTTATATATTGCTGGTATAGACTCATATGATTATGATGAATCAAGCACTACATCGTTAGGTTCTTGTTTCATATATAAAAGAGTATAGTCCATAGAGTAGTACTCCGATATCATAGTAGCAGAGTATACAGGTAGACCTAAATCAGCAGAAGACTTTTATGAAAATGTACGTAAATTACTCATATACTACAATGCTAGAGCTATGTATGAGAATCAAAATAAGGGTATATTTGTTTACTTTACTAATAAACACTGTGATTATCTATTAGCAGATCAACCAGATATAATCAACGATATAGTAAGTAATTCTAAAGTAAACAGAAAGAAGGGCTGCCATATGAATAAATAGATTAAGCAGTGGGGATGGGGTCTAATAAAGGATTGGCTAAACGATATTAATGCAGATGGCAAGAAGAACTTATACAATATTATGTCGGAACCGCTATTAGAGGAACTTATAGCTGCAAACGATGTAGTTAACGTAGACCGTGTAATGGCGTTGACCCAAGTAATGATATATAGAGAATAGCTATATAATGTTAAAGTAAAAGAGATTAAAAAAGAGAATAGAAATAGGGTACTGTTTGAAGGCCCTATATTTACTCAAGAATGGTTTCGTGACGACGAAGCTATAGATAATATCGAAGCATATATGTTTTAATTATGAATAATATTAATCAAATGCCAATACAGAAACTTCCTATGTCTAAGAAGACAAAAGACTGGCAAGAAAGTTGTATAGACTATGTTATAGGTCGTAGTTTAGGAGGTTCTAGAAATGGTAATAACAGAACTCGCAGAGAGGAGATGCAAACATACTATGATCTTTATAATAGTATATACAATGAAAAAGATCTGAAATATGTTACTAATCCTTTTAAATAGCAGGATGGTTTCCCTGCAATGGCTTAGGATTATAATATAATTAAGCCTAAAATAGACTTACTGTTAGGAGAAGAGACTAAAAGACCATTCAACTTCAGAGTAGTACGTACAAGTGATATAGCTGCTAGTGAAATGTAGGACAAAGCTAAATAGCTTTTAATAGATTATATTCAGGCTACTATAATGAGTAAATTAGGTCCTGAAGAACAAGCTAGATACTAGGAAGCTTTACAGAATGGTGAGATAATGACTCCTTAGTAGATACAAAAATACATGAGTAAAGACTATAAAGATATAGCAGAAGTAACTGCATATCACAGTCTTAATTACTTAAAAAATAAGTTAAACATTACTCATGAATTCTTCAAAGGTTGGAAAGATGCTTTAGTTGGTGGTGAAGAGATATACTATGTAGGTATACTGAATGGAGAACCGTGCCTCGAACGTGTTAATCCTATCTACTTTGATTATGATACTGAAACGTCCGACTTGGAATTCATTCATGACGCAGAATGGTGTTGTTATGAAATGAATATGTCTGTAACTGAACTATATGATAGATTATACGATAAGATGTCTGAGAAACAGCTAAATTAGTTGTTAGATATGATGGATCAAGCTTCTAAAGGAGGTATAAATCCTGAAGTAAGAAAGACGTCTTTAGATTATACTCATATTAAGACTCATACTATTAACGGGTTCAGTAGTAATCCATTTGATAGTACTAATAGTGTGAAAGTATGGCACTGTTGCTGGAAATCATTTAAGAAGATAGGATTTGTTACTATAATTGATCCTGAATTAGGTGAGCCTAAAGAATATCAAGTAGATGAGAGCTATAAAGAGACCGGGACGGAACTTAATGTAGAATGGAAATGGATTACTGAAGTATGGGAAGGATATAGAGCAGGAGAAGACCTATATATAGGAATACAACCATTAGAATATCAATATACTTCATCTGATAATCCTAACTCTCAGAGATTGCCTTATACTGGAGTAGTATATAATAATACAAATAGTAGACCGCGTAGTTTAGTAAGTATGATGAAACCATTACAGTATATGTATATTGTACTATGGTATAGACTTGAGCTTGCTATGGCTAGAGATAAAGGTAAAGTAGTAAATATGGATATTACTTAGATACCAAAATCTATGAATATAGATGTATCTAAATGGATGCATTACTTATCTGCTCTTGGTGTAAACTTTATTAATCCGTATGAAGAAGGATGGGATATACCTGGTAGAGAAGGAGGTAAACCTAGTCAGTTTAACTAGATTACAGCACTTGATCTTACTATGGCTAATACTATAGATTAGTATATTAATCTTATGGATAAGATTGAAAGTATGCTATCTGAGATATCTGGAGTTAGTAAGCAAAGAGAAGGTTCTATTTCATCTAATGAATTGGTAGGTAATGTAGAACGTTCTGTAGTACAATCAGCTCATATTACTGAACCTTGGTTCTGGACACACAATTAGGTAAAGAGAGAATGCTTAACTATGCTACTTAATACTGCTAGATGGGCTTGGAAAGATGGTAGTAAAACTCATCTACAATATATATTAGATGATGCTACTAGAGCATTCTTAACGCTATCAGATGATATGCTTTATGAGGATTTTGATATCTTTATAGAAGATACTACCAAGAATCAACAGTATATAGAAACACTTAAGCAGTTAATGCAACCTGCTATGCAGAATGGTGCTAGTTTGCTTGATATAGCTGAAATCATTACTATGGATAATATTAGTATGATTAAGTCTAGATTAGAGGAAATTGAGCAAAAACGTATGGAGCAACAACAAGCTATGGAACAAGCTCAAGCAGAACGTGAACAGCAAGCTATTCAAATGCAAAATGAGATTAAGGAAGAGGAGCTTATGATTAAAGAAGCAGAAATGGATCTTGAAAAATATAAGATAGATCAAGATAATGCTACTAAGATTACTGTAGCTCAACTTAATGCTTACAGAGGTACTGAGAATATGGATTAGAATGAGAATGGTGTACCTGATGTCATGGAAATAGCCCAGCAAGCTTTAGCTGAACGTAAGCAAGCATCTGATGAAGCTTCTAAACAATTTGAATTCAATGCTAAGATTAGAGAGCAGAAGATGAAGAAAGAGATAGAAGATAAGAAAAATCAGCTTGAAAGAGAAAGAATGGATCACGAAATGAAGTTGCAAGCAGCTAAAGATAAAGCAGCAATGGAGAGAGAAAGATTAAAAGCTAAGACAGCACTTAAGAATAAGACAAACGCAGAAGCTAAAAAGAGTAAATAATTATGAATTGGTTTAAAGAAACATGGTGGATAGTTAAACAACTATTTACTAAAGTAAAAGCAGATAAAGTAGAGTATAAGCATATGGATCATTATCCATTTAGTGGTTATTCTGCAATGAGCTGGTGTGGTTACTTGTTAAGTAGAAAACCTGAATCTCAGATTAAGCCTACTACTTGGAATCATGAAAATATTCATCTCTATGAAGCTAAAGATAAAAAGAGATGGATAAGTTATTATTGGTCTTATGTGTGGGAATGGATTAAAGGTAACCCAATTATATACCCTGCATCTAGTGCTTACTATACTATTCCTTATGAGATGGAAGCTTATGCTAATGACGATAACTTTGATTATCTGAAAACACGTAAGCCTGAAGATCTTGATAAGTACAAGATTAAGGATAGAAAGAAGACTTATAAGGCTAATAAAAAGAATTGGAAACAGTATCTTAAAACAATTAAATAATAGGAGAGATTAATTATGGCATGTGGAGGTAAAAAGTCTGGTAGCTCTAAGAAGGGTAAAGGCGGAAAGAAATAATTGAAAAAATTATGGATAGTGAAGAAACATTGAAATATCTTTAGTAGAAATATCCTGAAGATCTGAATGAAAATTATAGATGTTATTGGTGGTACACTAGTAATATAGATGGCAGTGCTTTAACTTATTATTTAGTATTACACGATAAGTTTTGTGAAACAGATGAAAAACCAATGATATGTCTTAGAGCGCATTCTTCAGATCCTGAAAGTTTAGTTAATCTATTAAAGATGTACTTAGAAACATGTAAGTACTAATATGGATAGACAAGCATTTAAACAGAGAATGCAGAACCTAAAGTCTTACCGGGAGAATAATCCCGGTAAAGGCTATTGGGATTGGAAAGTAGAAGCATTTGCTGAAGGTGGTCAGACAGGTGATCCTGAGAAGGAAAGATTCTATCAGGCTACAGGTAGAAGTAGTAGTGGTAGACCTCTAGAAGAAGGTTTAAAACCTGTGTTCGGTCTTGAAGATGCTGCTAATATGACTCCTATTGGTGATGCTATATCGGCTAAAGACGCTTACGATGCAGTAAAGAATAGAGATTGGTTAGGTGCTGGATTGGCTGCAGCTACCATGATCCCGTTTGTACCTATGTCTGTAAAGAGTTACAGAAAGAAATACAAAGGAGTTACGCCAAAACGTGAAATACCTACGGTAAATAAAGACGCAAGAAATGACGCTATCAACGAAGCTATAAAATATAAAGAAAATAGAATTAAATTATACGAATAGGCTTTAGAAGATAGAAACTTAGAATACGAGAATTGGATTGAAAATGAAGATGCTCTACGAAGAGCTGTCAATTTCGATAAGAAATATGGTACTAACTACGTAAATGCTTACACTAAAGAGTTAAGAAACTATGCTAAAGGAAAGAATTCAAATGATTTAACTCAAGTAGGTATAAAACCAATGACTGCGGATGGTTCCTTTGACCCTGCCATACCTAATTATATATTTATCAGCAGCGATTAGATAGGAGCAGCTAGACCTAAAAGCGGTCTTATTAATCACGAGTTAGGTCATAGAATAGATAGATAGGCTGGAGTAATAGGACCTCAGGGATAGTTAAATATACCTATATTTGATAGGAGTAAATTTGAGAGTACTGAAAGACTTAAATAGATATATCCTAAAACATACGATAGAATCCAAAACTATTTACTTAAAGATTCTGAGATAAAATCACACATGAACGCCTTTAGAACCTATCTCAGAGATAATAATATGCTAGGCCCTAATGGTAAAGAAACTTTAAATTCATTTAAGAAAAAGTTATTTAATTCTGATTTTGATAACCTCAAGAAGATATTTAATAGTTATAAAAGTGGTAAATAGTTTATATAGGATTTTAATATGATTCCAATAACAAAAGTCAATAATAACAATAATACATTAGTATGATAGTAGATCCAATATCGGTTGAAACAAAATTATAGACCTATATTAGAGCTGCTAAAAAGCAGCAATAGTATGTCGAAACATTCACTCCAGTATATTGTACTGATACTATATTCAATTATTACGATGGTAGCTATACGGGATTAGATTAGTCCTGTTATTCTACTTTCGATCCTAGGACAGATCCGCTATATGCTAAAAATCTTACTAGAGAAGAATTAGATGCACTAACTAATTAGAAATATTTTAATGAAGAAGAATTGAGATATTACTTTGATCTATTAGTATCTAGATACTGTCTGCCTGATAAGGAATACGATATAGAAGAAAGTGAATCAGAAGAGGACATTGATGAAGCTATCGATGAACTCAAACATGAAATAAATGAACTTAAAGAAATACAACAAATCTAATTATATATAATTATGGATAATGTAACATTGAACGGTTTTGAGGTATTTGAAGAACTCATACCAGGAGCAAGTGTAAAGAATAAACCTGTTGTTTCTCCTACTAATGAGGAAGAGGAAGAAACAAAAATTGATCTTGAAGGAGTAGGAGAAGAACTCAGTGAAGAAGAGTTAAGTAATATTCGTAAGAATACTAAAACTGAAACTGAGGAAGAGAAAGAGGAAGAGGAAGAGCTTGAAGAAGAAGATAAAGAAGTAAAATCTAAACCTAAGGCTAAACCTAAGACTACTACAAAAGAAGAAGTAGAAGAACCTGAAGTTGAGGAAGAAGAACCAGAAGAATCTGCTGATGAAACTACCATAGTAACAGGTTTCTTTGATTCTTTGTCTGAAAAGTTAGGTTGGGATGATATTGAGGATGATGATAAACCTAAGACTGTTGAAGATCTTATTGATTACTTTAACGATGTAATTGAAGAAAACTCAGTACCACAATACGCTAGTGAAGAAGTTGAGCAACTTGATAAGTTTGTTAAGAATGGTGGTAATTTGAGAGATTATTTCTCAATTGACAATGAAATTGATCTTGATGATATCGATCTCGAAGATGAAAGTAATCAGAAGTTAGTATTGAAAGAATTCCTTAAAGAAAAGGGTTTTAATGCTAAATAGATTGAAAAGAAACTTACTAAATATGAGGAAGCCGGTATTCTTGAAGATGAGTCTCAAGATGCTGCTGAAGCTCTTAAGGACATAAGAGAGAGTAAGAAACAACAGCTATTGAAAGATCAAGAAAATGCTGCTAAGCTTGCAGCTCAACGCCAACAGGAGTACTTTGATACCGTTGTCAACGAAATAAAGGGCATGGATAATATTCGCGGTGTTAAAATTCCTGAAAAGGATAAACAGATACTGTTGGAATATATATTCAAGCCTACCTCTGATGGTATGACTAAATTCCAAAAGGATTGGTCTAAGAGCGTAAAAAATTTAATTGAGTCTGCCTACTTTACTATGAAAGGAGATACACTTGTAAAAGCCGCCGAAGTAAAAGGTCAAAATGCAGCTATTAACAAGTTTAAGAATAGTCTTAATAGAACAGGAGTAAGTAGAAAGACTAAGAAACAGGATAACACTAGCACCGAGTCTATGTGGAATTCTTTTGCGCGAAGATTACGTGCAGATTAATATTAACTAATAAAAATTAAAATTACTAGTATTTTATGGATAATAATATTCTAAATAACTTAGTTTTATACAAAGGTAAATGGTTCAGTGATTTGATTGATACCGCTAAGATTTCTGCGGCTTCTCAATAGAATCCATATCAGGTTGCTACCGTGTTGTCTTATGTATTCGGAACTAAGGATAATGGTTACAACACTTCTTTGGATATGCTTACTGGTGGTCTTGGTAACGTAATGACCATTGATCAACCGAGCTGGGAGTGGAATGTAATGATTGATGCCGATAGAGCAGTTACAATTAGAGATGCAAAATGGAATGGCGCAGCTATTACAGATAATTCAACTGCAGGTCTTGGCAATACACCTATTATGTTATGGCTTAACTTAGTTATAAACTAAAACAGGTCCTTTTGAAGGAAACTTCAATCGAATAATTCCGTTAATTGCTGGAAACTCCTAAAGATATTTAAACCATAGAGTAAAATATAAATATATAGAATTATGAATAATAATAAAAATGGACAATCAGCAGCCAAGCAAATTACTGATATGAAACCAATACCTGGTTTTGAAGACTATTTAATATCAGAACAAGGTGATGTGTATTCAACTAAAACTAATAAGTTCTTTAATCCATCTAAAACTAAAGATGGTTATTTGAAAGTAGCTTTAAGAGGAAACGGAAAGTCTTATTACTTCAGAGTTCACAAATTAGTAGCTATGACGTATTTAGATAATCCGGATAATTTATCAGAAGTAAATCATAAAGATTTTAACAGAACGAATAACTGTTTAGAGAATCTTGAATGGATTTCACACGATGATAATATGCTATACTCTAAAATTCAAAATAGATTTAAAGGAGATAAACCTCTTAGAAAAGCTTTTATATTTACAAATGTTTTTAATGGAGAATCGTTTACTATTATAGGTATGAAGAATGTTGCTAGACATTTTGGAGTATCTCAAGATAGTTTAAAAGCATTAAGAGCAAATGCAAATACTGGAAAATACATCAAAACAGGTATATTTAAGAACTTAAGAGTAGACATTCAGGATTTGAAGGTTCAACGACTAGAGAGCGATCTCGTAGCTTCAAGTGAAGCGAAATGCGGAACATCCATTAAGGATGAAGATATAGTCTAATCTTACATGAAAGTGTAAGCAGCTTAAAATAACAAACCGTTTTAAGCGAATGTAATTTAACGAATTACGTTGAATATAATGTGAAGATAACTGGTTTGGTCCTACTGCTGTATTGGAATTTGACGATAAGGAATTCCAAGTACGTGTAGCAGGTGCTCCGTACCAAGATGGTAACTTGTGGGTATATACTTGTTTTGTAGCTGATGGTCAGCCTACTTCTTATATTCCTGCAGAACTCTTGAAACCGGGTTGCCAAGTATCTCGTCTGGCTTCTGCTGTTGAAGAGTACAGTGAAGAGGGTGATATCCTGAACTATAATACTCACTTCAAGATGCGTAATTATCTTACTACAATTCGTATCAACTATGATATTACTGGTTCAGCCTATTCTACAGTAATGGCAATTGCTTTGCAAGATCCTAAGACTGGTAAGAAGTCTTATTTGTGGGCTGATTATCAGGAATGGGTAGCTCTGCGTGAATGGTATAAGAGATGTGAACGTATGTTGGTTTACATGAAATCTAATGTAAACAAAGATGGTTCTTGTAATCTGAAGGGTACTAACGGTCGTCCAGTATTTATTGGTGCTGGTCTGTTGGAACAGATTGCTCCGTCTAACAGACGTTACTATACTCATCTTACTGCAGAATTGTTGGAAGACTTCCTGTTTGACCTGTCTTACAATGTACTTGGTACTAACGAACGTAAGTTTGTTGCATTGACTGGTGAAATGGGTATCCGTGAATTCGATAGAATCCTAAAAGAAAAGGTAGTTAACATGAACTTGATTGATACAGTATTTGTAACGGGTTCTGGTGATAGCCTTACTTTTGGTGGTCAATTTAAGACTTATAAGATGACTAATGGTATCGAGTTGACCCTGAAGTATTTCCCGCTGTATGACGATATTACTTACAATCGTAAGTTGCATCCGGTTACTTTGAAACCGCTGGAATCATATCGTATGACATTCCTGGATCTGGGTAGACGTGATGGTGAAGCTAATATCGTTAAGGTAGTTCGTAAGGATCGTGAATTCGTAACTTGGACTACTGGTGGTGCAGTTCTTCCGTCTGGTTATGGTAAGTCTATTAATACTCTGAGATCTAATGGTAAGGACGGCTACACGGTATTCTATTTAGGTGAGATGGGCATAATGCTTAGAGACCCCAGAGCATGTGGAGAGTTGATCATGGATTGTGAAGCCTAATTTCCATCCTAGTTATCTTACAATAAAAAGGGGCCTTAGGGCCCCTACTAACTTGATAATCTAATATTTTATATTATGGAAGTAATCGTTAGAATAATTAAAACTAATCCCTGGACTGGGATTACTAAATGGCCAACGTGTTTTGACTATTTAAGTTCTTACTGGACTAGATCTGGTAATTTATATACTGGTTTATCTGCAGAAGATGCAGCTAGATTAGAAAAAGAAATTGGTTATCCTGAGGGATAGTTATCTCCAAATAGTACATTTTGGGATACCTTTGCTGTTAAAATTGGCAAAAAGGATTTAATACTAGATACTAATAGACCTGAGGATGAATTAAAATATTTGTTCCTTAAGAATCATAAGAGAGTAGCAAATGGTTTAAATAATATCAAACCTGGTACTGATTATGTTATGATTAATAAGGATAGTGAAGCAGAGGAACAGAATAAGTTCAATAAGGTTAAGCGTGAAGCATATAGAGAAATGGATAAGATGTCTACAGAAGAAATGCGTAAGTGTTTACGTCTTTATGGTATGAAATCAGATTCTATGTCTAATGAAGTTGCTGAAGCTAAATTGTCAGAATTTATTGAAGCTGATCCTTCTAAATTCTTAATGAAATGGGTAAATAACCCAAATAAAGAAATTAACTTCGTAATTGAAGAAGCTATTGCTAAAAATATTATCAGAAAGAATCGTGCTCAATATTACTTTGGTACTGATTTAATTGGTAATGGTCTTGAAGATGTAATTGCCTATCTTAAGGATAAGAAGAATCAAGATATTAAATTAGCGATACTTAATGAAATTAAATCTAAATAATGACTAATAAAGATTCTCATATAATTTTCAAGGTAGTTCTGGATAAGAATGCAGAAGGTATTGCTTATGGTGGATGCCCAGCATTCTTAGATGAAGAAGTAGACTTATTTCTTAATCAAGCATAGTTAGAAATCTTAAGTAATAAGATTACTGGTAACAATGCATTAAGAGTAGGTTTGGAAGGTTCTGTATCTAACTTATCTGAAATAGAGAAGTTAATAGCTACAGATGTTAATCTTCATGCTGTACATACAGACTACAATGAGTATGCATTAGAAGATGTTCATGATGAAGATAATAGAATGACTATACTTAGTGTATTACTTAAGTATGGACAATTCTAGACTAACTGTGTACTTACTAGCCATGAGTTAGTAAAGCCTTTTAAGCAGACTTATAATAACATACCTTGGGTAGAGAATCCAGTAGCTACTTTAGAAAATGATAAATTATTAGTATACGTAGATCCTGTTTTAACGCAGGATCCTATGTATGCTCCAAGAGTGGAAGGCGATACAGAATTCTACAGAGTAGATCTTACTTATGTTAAGAAACCAACTAAGTTTGATTATACTAAACCTGAACAAGAATTAGATTTTCCTGAAGATGTTATGTATGAGATTATTAATAGAGCAGTAGTAATTGCTTTAGAGAATATAGAATCTCAAAGACAATCTTCTAAGTTTTAGTTAAACCAAGTATCTGAATAATTATGTGTGAGAGAGATTTTCAAATAAATGTAGAGAGGCAGCTGAATAATATCATACCTCATTATAATGAAACTATCAAGTTTCCTTCAGATACTTTGTTTCATTTTATAAATAAAGCTAAAGACGAATATGTCAAATAGAATTTTAGAGTATTCTAGAGGAATCAAGAGATTACTGATAACATACGTACTTTAGTAAATACTAAAGATTATACTACTTATAATTTTAGTAAGTTAGGTAACAAATGGGAAGCCAATTATCCTGAAGATTATATGTTTGCACTTGGTGAAAATGTATACATAAGTATAAAGGATAATAAATGTAATAACTTAATTACTCGTGAATCTGATGTAATAGAGGCTACAATAGAGACAGTAAGCTCTAGACTAAGTAATAGTCTATCAGATCATAAATTGCGTTATAATCAAGCAAAACCTATTAGAGTATATACTGACAATAAAATTGTATTATATACTGATGGTAATTATGATATAAGTTCTTATGAACTTACCTACTTAAGAAAAGCAAAAGATCTGGGTAATGTAAGTGATCTTACTAAAGAATATACAGATCTTCCAGAAAACACTCATTAGGATATAGTAGATCTAGCAGTTCAAATGATAGTGCAAACTATACCTAATACTAGTTCTAAGAAATCTTAGGACGAATAATTAAGGCGCTTACCAACGTGGAAATCTGAAATAATGAAAGTAGAAAGTAAGCGAATAGACTAAGCGCTAATGTCTAATTTAAAAACAAACATTTAATATGATAACTTCAGTACACTCAGTTCTGATTGGAAAACAAGCTCCGGCTTCTTACACTACAGTAGATGCTTTGGCTGTTGGTGATGTTGCTTTGTTCGATGAGAATAAGGCTCTTATTAAGACTGCTGCTGATGCAGTAAATGCTAACTCTCTGTATGTAGGTGTAGCAGGTGAAAAGATGAATGTTACTATGCCTGATGGTACAGTAGCACAGAAAGCTAATATTGATTTCTCTACTGAAATCCAGAAAGCTTCTAAACCGTCTGCAGTAATTGGCGAATATGTAGCTCCTGTTGAAGAAAAGATTGTAATCACTTTAACTAACGCTACTATTATTGCTGGCAATCGTTACGTTTTGCGTATTGTTTATAAGGATATGTATGAAGCTGCTTGGCAGTTTACTCATACTTATGAAGTATATGCTGAAACTACTACAGCTAAAGATTTAGTAGACGCTTTCTTGAAGAAGATTAACGCTCACAAGAATCGTAGAGTACAGGCTACTGCTTCTGCTGCTGTTCTTACTTTAACTGCCATGCCGAAGGATGATAACGAAGGCGTTTATTCTTTAAATGAATATAGCGTTGTATCTATGGAAGCTTCTCTGTATGAGACTATTCCTGGTGCATTGCTTGCTAATCAGCCTAAGGCAGTTGTAGGTGCTACGATTGTTAAGACTGCTGGTAATCCGGGCAAGGGTTATTGGAAGCAAGTACGTGATGCAGAAGTACGTAACATGGGTTATAAAGGTCACGTATTTACTGGTGCATATCCTATTGTTGAACAGGCTCGTAAAGTAGTAGAAGATGCAGAATATGATTATGCTATCATCGAAAACGATAACCTGTACTTGAGCAATGATAATCAGTACATCAAGACTACTCCGTTGACTACGGAAGTTTATTGTCCTAGTTTAGTTGATTCTATTGTAGATAAGGGTATTCAGTCATTTATTGCTGGTAAGACAATTGCCTAATCCACGTTAGAGAGATTGAATTTGGGATAAGATTCCTTTTACAAACTACAGAAGTGGAGTTGTGGAATATTCCACTCTCCACTTTTTTTATTGTTGATATATGGACAAATTAACAAATATACAAATAGATGGTGATAAACTGACCTTTAAGATAGAGACTGAAGTAGATCTTAGTAACTATAGTAAGGAAGTTTATATAGATGAAGTATGGAATTTAAAGAACATACTTGAAGACAGTCCTATACATAACATTAGCTTTTCCGAGAATATTACAGTAGATTCCGATAATAATGTAACTGTAACTAATGACGATATTCTAGAATTAGATTGGAATATGAAGTATGTTACTTTGAGATGTTTTACGGAATAGGAAGAAATACATTTTCATGGCATATACTACAATCCTTCAATTGTATATATGGCAGAGATTAGGAAATTACATACTCACTGCTCAACTTGTTTAGATGATCAGACTATGCAGAACATAATGTTAGTAGTCTTTAAGAGATAGCTGCTTGAGTATGCTTTGGCATCCGATTACTATCGTGATGCTTTACAATTATATGTAGATATCTGTAGATTACTTGAGATATCTATCAAACCAAAATGTGCAGCTAGTACTTGCTGTAACAATGCTATTCTTACTCAGAAAGGTGATTGTTTCAATACAGAAAACGATAAGTGTCTTCATTTAGAGAAAGAGCGTAACTCTGCTACTTTATTTAGTGGTATTTGTTACTCTTGTTCTAACAATACTTGCAGTACAGGAAATTGCAGTAATGGTTATTGTAAATTATAAAATAAATAGATATGATACAAAAGTGTGATGGTGTAAAGATATTGGACTTAGAAGAGAAGCTTGAAGCTACAGGTAGTGAATACATTGTTACTGCAGAAAAAGACAATAACTATAAATTACCGCTTGAATCTGTAGCTGATATAGTTATAGGTAGTTCTAAGTTTAAAGCTGCAATTAAGGATGTATATGAATCAAGTACACCTACTGCATCTGTATCTTTGGATAAAGACCAATTCCTATTCTCATTTGGTATACCTGCAGGTAGAACAGGAGATGCAGGTAAGGACGGTAAAGATGGTAAAGATGGTAAAGATGGTAAGGACGGCATTGATGGTGTACCAGGTATAGACGGAGATACTACTAGAGTAGTAATAGCATACAAATCTACTAAAACTATACAAAGACCCGATACTCCTGTAGGAGGTAGCTGGGATTATGATACTAATACTATTACATATCCTGAAGGATGGTCTGGTAGTGATAGTAATCCTAATGGCTATGTATGGATGTCTACCGCTACATTCTCTAGTAAAGGTACAATAGTAGTGCCTTGGAGTACACCTGTAAGACTTACAGGTGCAGATGGTCATGATGGTGCAGACGGTAGTAATATTGAATTCGTGTATAAGCTTACTGTAACTAGTTTAGTTACTCCTACTAAACCTACAGGTAATAGTCAGACTGAAGCCATTAGACAAGGTTGGACTGATCATCCTACAGGCATCAGTGAATAGTATCAATGCGAATGGGTTTGTTCACATAACTTGCAAACTGATGGTACTTGGAGTGAGTGGAGTGATCCTACTATTTGGTCCAAATGGGGAGTAAATGGTAAAGATGGTGATAGAGTAGAGTATATATATCAGCGTACCAAGTTACCTGCTTCTCCTAAAGAGATTACAGATAATAATCCAGATCAGGATGAATATATACCTCAATCAGCTCCTGGTGAACAACCTTGGACAGATGATCCTAAGGGAGTAACACAAGAATTCCAATACGAATGGGTTAGTCAAAGAAAGTATAAAGGTAACACACATAAATGGGGTAACTTTAGTTCTCCAGCATTATGGGCTAAATTCGGAGATAATGGTCAAGATGGTAATCATCTTAGAGTAATGTATACTAAGACATCTGGTAGTGATGTTAAACCTAGAGATCCAGATAGATTGAATATTAATCCTGGTAGTATCTGGGGTGTAGGTATGCCTACTGCTACTGGTAAAGAAGCTATATGGGGTATTCAAGCTCTTGTTACTTTTGATAATAAGTTAGTAATTGATGAATCCTTACCTGAGGATGAAAGAGGTTGGTAGGGTCCTTATTTAATTACAGGTGTACCTGGTCTTGATGGTAATAACTTCAATTATCAAGTAGAAGCATTTAAATAGAGCTAGACTCAACCTGAGAAGCCTACTAGTAATGACCCATATAATCCTGGTGATGGTTGGGTACTTACTCCTGATATGTCTACTGGTATATGGTGGAAATCTGTAGCATTAGTTCAAGGTGAAACAGGTTCTGTAATAGAATGGGGGGCTGTAGTAAAAGTAACAGGTCAAGGAGTTGTTATTAAAGGTACTTTAGATTCTACAGACGATCTTCCGACGGAAGGTAACCAGATAGGAGATGGTTGGGTTATCGATGGTTTCTTGTGGGTATGGAATGGTAGTGAATGGGTAAATGTAGGTAAGGTTCAAGGCATGGATGGTAACTACTATGAATACAGATTTGCTAGAAACAATAGTTGGGAAATTGCTCCTTAGTTAAATGCAGCTGAACGTTATCCTACAGGTTGGAGTTCTACTGCACCAGCGTTAAGTAGCGGTAAAGTATTATGGGCTACATTTGCTCTTATTAATGGTGGAGATAACACATTAATGGAACAATGGTGTGATCCATACTATATGACTGGTATGACTGGTGATAACGGTGGTTCAGGTGTTCCTGGAGTAGGTTACGAGGTAAAATACTGTAAAGGTACTGAAACTACTTATACCGGTGAGGCTTGGAATGATACTATGAAATGGAAGAGAAACCCTACAGGTTGGTCTATGGATGTTCCTGAACTTACTAATGGAGATGAGTATAATTACATATGGTTTATTCAGTGTAGAGTTATTGATGATGAGATGGAAACTGCATGGTCTAAACCTAATCCTATGGGCGGTATAATTACTCCAGATCCGGTAGGTTCGCAACCTATAGCATATCCAGCTGGTATATATAGTACTAGTACTCCGTACATTAATGATGGAGAGAAATCTCCTTACGTATATGATACTAGTGATTGTAACTATTACTTCTTGAAATCAGTAAAGACGTGGATTGGCACTCAGTAGAATAATGAATCTCCAGCTACAGATACGTCTGGTGCATGGACTGTATTAGAGAAATATGAAGCCATCTATACTGACTTACTTATTGCACCTAACTCATTAGTAGGAGGAGCTGTATTCAATAACAACTTAATGTTCTCACAAAGAGGTAAGAACGCCAGTGGTGGTGATAGTTCTGAGTATCATTTGATTAATACTTCAGATCCTATGAATACCTCTAACTCGTTTAGACCTAACTTCTTGTTAGACTTTGAGAATGGTGAAGCTTACTTTGGAGCTGGAGGTATACACTTAGCTGCTGATTCTGAGAATAGTTAGTTGTAGTTAACTACGTCTGATACTAAGCTTACGTTAGATGGTAGCGGATTAAGTATGATTAATAATACTAGCGGGCTGTCTACTGTAGGTACATATATAAAGAAAAATAATATATCCTAGCTTACAGGTGATTATTAGTTTAAACTAGATTCAACTGGTATGCATCTAGGTTAGGCTCAGTCTCCGTTTACTGAATGGTTCAGCGTAGATACTAGTGGTAACTTGAAATTAAATGATAGTATAACTATAGGAAATACAAGCGATGAGCATGCTATTATTAATAGTGGCAGCTTCTCATTAAAGAATAGCACTCTTGATAATATAGTTATTACTTATGATAATACTACTTCTTCCATAGTATTAAAGAATCCTACTGGCATAGATTCGTCTAGAATAGAGATAAAAGCTTTAGACGATAATGCATCAGACGCTATTTCAGTAACCGCTTATGATTCTTAGGGTAATAAAGCGTACATATCTCCACTAGGAGTAACTGTATCTGACGGTGTAAATACTCATATAGATATTATGAAAAGTATGATTACAGTAACTAACTCTAGCGGTACGAATATTGGATGGACTGGTACTAAAAATGGTTTGCGTTTTATAGGCGGGATTTGTGTTGGTGAAGCTTAATTAAACTACTATGGATAAAGCAAAAGAATATATAAACAGTAAAACAAACTCTATACTTAAAACTAATATACTTAGGAATAATAGAGATGTTGTAGCAACCATAGTATACAATGAGTTAACAGATTTATTGGAGTTTAGTAACGCATCTAGTGTTACTACTCCTATAGATTCTGAAATACTAAAAAGATATTTACATTAGGTTAAACCATAGTTATATAGTGGTATACCTATGAAACTCAAACCGTATTGTATTAAGTGTGGTTGTGGTAATGGATACTTTAGAGGATTATATGATCCTTATGTATTAGCATTGTTAACAGAGGATGCAGATCCTTGGTTATGGGAAGATAACGGTGTAGTACTGTTAGAATAGTAGAAAGAAAATAATTTGATTGACAATGATAGCAAGAATTAAAGGTTTAAAAATTAGTCAAGCTTCAGAACGTACTGCTGTCACAGGATAGGAAATGATTCCATTCCAAGATGGTGAAAGAAATGGTAAGATCCGAATGATAGAGTTTAAAGATATGACTATGTATATCTTTGATCCTACTATCGTTGATGGTAAAGTAAGTCAAGAAGATTATGACGCATTAAAGCAAGCTATAGAGGAAGGTAAGCTTATCTATACTATTAATTCTAATAGAAATGGATTAGACTTAGCAACCGAAGTAGCTATAGTTGGTGGTACTATATACATTGAATCTCCTGATTTTATTAAAGAAGAAGGTACAGATAACATATCTCAAGTAGTATTCGATACTATTACTGTAGATGGTTCATTAAACTATAGTAAAGAACAATATACTACTACAGTAATTAAGACTACTGGTGATGGTACTAAAGTACTTACAGATAATGGTCAGTATGTATATATAGGTAATTTAGCGTTAACTAACATTAAGTTTAAAGACGGTACTAATACATCTACTTATGATTTAGTAACCAATGGCATTACCTTTAGACAGAATAGTACTCCTTGTGTATCATGGAATACTATTAAGAGTGGTAACAATATCTATATGGATATACGTATAGCTAATGCTACTGCTTCTATGGACGGTCTAATGAGTAAGGAAGATTATGTAGAACTTAATACTACTATACCTGGATAGATTGAAGATCTAAAGGGAGCTGACTCTAATCTAAGTAATAGAATAGATGATCTTGATGATAAGATTGATAAAGAGATTGCAGATAGAGAAGCTGAGATAGACCGTATAGAGAATAAGTTTGATGGAGTTACCGATAAACTAGAGGATGCTTTACAGAAAGAGATTGAAGATAGGAAAGCAGGCGATACCACTATTACTAATAGTTTAAATGCTTTTATTAGTACTAAAGGCCAGCCTGGTGGATTAGCTGAATTAGACTCAACTGGTAAAGTTCCTGCAGCTCAATTACCATCTTATGTAGATGATGTATTAGAATACTCTACTAAAGCTCAATTCCCTTAGACTGGTGAAACTGGTAAGATATATGTAGCTAAAGATACTAACTTAACATATAGATGGACTGGTACTCAATACCTAGAGATCAGTTAGAGTTTAGCATTAGGTGAAACTCCTAGCACTGCATATCCTGGAGATAAAGGTAAAGCTAATAGAGATGCTTTAAATAGTATGCCTACTAAGCTTACTTCATATCTTACTCCTACTACTAGTACTGGTGAATTAGTTAAGATTAACTATAAGTATGCAGCTAAAGATGGTTTAAATTATGGTCCATTACAGGATGATAATATAGATATACCATCAGCTACAACTACTAATGCAGGTGCTATGTCTGCAATAGATAAAGGCAGATTAGATGACTTATATAATGAATTTGGTAGTATACAGAATCCTGGTGATAAGCTTGATTCACTACCTAATAATCTAGTTACTGGCTTAGATGCAACATCTAGAAATGCAACTAGTGTAACTATTAACTATAAGCAATCTGATTTATCTGCAGCTAGTAATTCATATGCGAATCCTATTACTAAGTCATAGACTATACCTGCTGCTACACAATCTGCAGCCGGTGTAATGACTGCTACTGATAAATAGAACTTAGACGTTAATATACCTAATAGAATTACTAATCTAGATAATAGAGTAACTACTGAAGTAGATAGATTAGAAGAGCTTATCGAGAGCAGTTCATCCGAGATTACTAACGATTTGAATGTAGAGATTCAAGCTAGAAAGGATGGTGATAATTAGTTACAGACTAACATCAATAATCTGTAGTCTACTATGAATACAGAATTAGCTAAGAAGGTTGGTAAAGTAACCGTAGCTGGTTCTGGTAATGCTGTTACTACTGCATCTATTAGTGGCGATACTCTTACTTTAACTAAAGGAGCTACATATAATAACTATGTACATCCTGCTGGTTCTGCACCTAGCAAAGCATCTGGATTCTATAAGTTCTCTACTGATTCTACTAGTCATGTAGCTAGTGTTACTGCTGTAACTAAAGCTGATATAACTGCACTAGGCATACCTGCATAGAATACTAATACTACTTATACATTTGCTAATGGTTCTGCTGGTAATTTCACAGTAACTCCATCTGGAGGTAGTGCACAGACTGTAAGCGTTGGTAAACCAGCTAATGCCGGTAATGCTGATACAGTTGGTGGTATTAGTCCATCTGCTTTTGTAAAGAAAGCCGGTGATACTATGACTGGGCCGTTAACAATAAATCAAACTTCATCATCGATTCCATTAACTTTACATGGCAATAGCAACCTTAGTTATATTTAGTTTGTTAATAATGGAACACATTCAGCCGAAGTAGGATATTCGTAGCAAAACGGTGCATATTTGTTTAACGACAAATTGACAACACATCCATGTATAAGTATAGGTAAGGTTGATAGTTTAGCTGATGGAATCTCTTATTAGTATGCTGGTGAATATTATAGTTTACTTCATGAAGGTAATTACGCTGATAAGTTAGACCCACGCTATTCTCCGAAAATAGTGTATAATTATGAGCAAGGGTGCTTGGTAAGATTAAGAATTGCATCTAATGCTGATGCAATGGTTATAGTAAGAATATTCGGTAATTCTTATCTTACTTAGCCTCCATTTGATACAGTAATATAGTTCTATAACTATCCACCTGAAAATAAAATATTACAGGCTACTGGTGTTAATAATGGATACAGCTTTGGGGATATAAAAGTATTTAATTACGATAATCGTATTTATTTATGGTTTAAATAGCCACAGTAGTATGAAACTTTTATAGTTCATGCATATCATAGTGGTGATCTTCGTAACATGGTTGAATCCATAAGTAATGCAGCTATGCCTACTTCTGGAGTTACTAGAACAGTAACTATAACTCCTAAATAGTCTATATACTCTTATGATAATATAGCAGTAGGTAATGTTACGTCTTCCGGTAAGGTATCTGCAGTTAGTGGCTTCTTCAAAGAATCTGACGCTAGATTAAAATCAGATATTAAACCTTTAGACTATACTTTAGAACAGATATGCGCTATACCTACTGTATCATTTATAATGAATGATTAGAAGCAAATAGGTACTATAGCATAGAACTTAGAGGAATTAGGTTTTGAAGATATAGTAACTGAAGGTGATACTCTTAAATCTGAAGTAAGTAATCCTGAACAGTTTGAATCATTCACTAAAGATGGTGAAGAGTATGTTAAGGTTAAGAAGGTAGAGTATGAGATGTTAGGTGTATTAGCTATTGAAGGAGTTAAGATGCTTAAGGATGAGATTGAAAAGCTTAAAGCTGAAATAGAAACTTTAAAGAATAAGCAGCATGAGTAATGAAATAGCAACATATTCTATGATATTAAGTAAGCTTAGTCTAGGTAAGAGTGGGACAGAATGTCCTACTAAGACCTAGATTTTAGCTATTAATTCATTAATCATTATTGATAATGCTTCTACTTATGGAGCTAATGAATGTGTAAAGATAGATGATATACGTAAGAAGGCAGAGACTTGGAATTACTATTTAACAGTATCCCCTACTAGTATGTCATTTGGAGCTAGTGGTGGTAGTAAATCTTTTACTGTTAGTTCTTATAAGAGAAAAGTATTAGATGGAGTAGAATAGAGTGGTGATACTAGTGTGTCATTGAAATCTACAGTTATATCTGGTAGTGGGTTCTCTTTAAGTGGAACTACAGTAAGTGCTTCTGCTAATGAAATCACTTCAAATAGAACAGGTACAGTTACTATAACTTAGAATGAGTCTAATAAAACTGCTACTATTAGTTTGTCACAAAGTGGAGATGATGTTAGTTCATATGGTGAATGGGTAATAACTGTATCAGCTAATCCTACTAGTGTATCTAGTAGTGGAGGTACTTCTACTATTACAGCTAGTGCTAAGAGAACTATATATTGGGAGAGTGGTGATGTTACTGAAGAAACAGGTAATCCTACATTATCTACTAACTTAGGTAGTCTTAGTAGTACGGCTTCACCTAGTACTTTAACATTAGGAGAGAATACATCTACATCTAGTAGAACTGCAACTATTAAAGCAACTCATGGTGGTAAGTCAGCTACTTGTACAGTTACTCAAAGCGGCGCTACACCTTCTACTACTTATACCTTCTCTATTAATCCGTATAAGGTTAATGTAGGTTCTAGTGGTGGATCTGGTAGTGTAACTATTAGTTCTTATAAGACAGTTGGTAGCAGTACTTATGATGTAGATTATAGCATAGATAGTAGTACATTACCTTCATGGGCTTCATTCAATAAGAGTACTTCTACGTTTACTATACAATCAACTACTAGTACTACTGGTAGAACAGCAAAAGTATATTTTGATTAGGATGAATCTGGTAAACGAGATTATGCCGAATTAACTCAAACAGGGTATACTCCACCTGCAGATAATTATGTATTTACTTGGGATGATGGTAGTACATCTAGCAAGAGTGAAAGTTTCCAAGCTACTGATGCTGTCTCTGCTGCAATTACTCTAGTAAGTACTAAAAATGGTAGTAATCATCCTTGGAGTGTGTCTAGTAAACCTAGCTGGATAACTACTTCTACTACTAGTAGTAAAGTTACTATTAGTGCATCCGATAATAGTGGATCTGCAAGGAGTGGCACTATTGTATTGACTCAATCTGGCAGTAATAAGACTTTGAGAATTAATGTTAGTCAAGCTGCTTATTCTGCAACAGTAGAATGGAGATATAAATTCGGATTTAATAATGGAGCTAGAGATAATATATCAATCGCAATTAGAACTATGAAAGAGTATGATGGTGCTTCAGTTACTTTTGCTAGCTATAAATCTAAATATGTGGACGGAGTAGAAGACGTTAGTTCTAGACAATACGTAGATTTTAGTATAGGAGATTACGCTTCTTGGGCAACTGTAACTAAAGTATCTAGTTCCATTGCTAATGAGGGTAAATTTAGATTTACACTGTCATCCAATTTTAATAATAGAAGTAATAGATAGACATCTGTGACTGTGACACAAAATGAAAGTAACAAATCTATTATCTGTGATATTATGCAAGTAGGTAGTGACGCATTTGTTGCAACGTACTATTCGCGTGTTAGAGGAAGTGATACTTATCCTGATGAAATTAGCTTTGGACTTGTAACCACTCCAACAACAAAATAGTATGAGTGGGATAGTACGTTTGAAGTACATACTGTAGATTCGGACTATGATGCATATACCTATAATTACGGAGCTATTAGCGAGGTAAAAAAGGTAACTGCTAACGCATCAATGACTACAACTTGGTTTAGTTATGAATATATACAGAATGGTGGAAGTTACTAGTATGATTTATTGAAAGTTAATGCTCCTAAGTCTGATGGTATAAATCATAGTGAAAAATTATACATTTTACAACTTGTTACTTCAGCCCCATCAACTAGCTATAATTATAGAGAGATTACAAATACACCAATAGCAGCTGAGATATTAGTGACACAGAGAGGTAATACAATATCGTGAATCCGTATTTAGCACATATGACAGATAGAGAATTGTTGGAGCAGATATATCTTCTGCTCCTTCAAATCAACGTGAAAGTAAGTGAGATAGATAACGATACTAAACAATTTGGTATGAACGTAGCAGCCAATCTAGTTGGTGATGCTCTAATGATAAATAACAATGATGCCGAGAGAAGAAATAATTAAACAGCTTAAACCTTACTTTGACGTAAAGGAGTTAGTATGTAATCACATATACAGTAGATTTGGAGAATAGTCATGGATGTTCTTAAGTACTTAGTTACTACATGTATTACTATGTTTACGTACTGATATACTACGAATGCCAATGCATATCAATATTGGCAATATGCATCAAAGAGGTATGCGTTGCAACCTGTGTCCTTTAGTAAAGAGTAAGAAAGGAGTATATGTTAGCGGTCACACGACTGGTAACGCAATTGACTTTACTTGTGATAATAAGACTGCAGAAGAAATAAGAGAGATAATAAAGGCTAAACCTTTATTATTGCCATGTAAAGTACGTTTAGAGGATGGTGTATCATGGGTTCATATAGATGTATATGATGATGGAACAGAAGATAAAATAACAACATTTAAAGCATAATATATGTTACAGAGAGAGATAGTTAGATTTAGAGCATCAGATACGTAGCCTAATCCTCTAGAAGTAGATTATTGGATTGACGTTACCTCTAATTACTATGGTGGTTGTATTAGATACTATCGTAATGATACTAATACATGGGAGATGCTAGATCTGAATGATAAGCAAGTAGATGCTATCATTGATTATATTAATAGAGCTCTTGATTAGATAGAACAGTTTATTAATGAAGCTATAACTGAAATCAGAAATGAATTAGCTGAATTTAAAGATGAACTGAAAGAGGAAGTTAATAAACTGTGGTAGTATATTAATCAGAAAGTAGAAGAATTAACTACTCAGATTAGTAATATTAGAAATGAAATTAATGGTATTAAGTAGGATATTACAGATATCAATAATAACATTGATGATATAAATCAAGATATTACTAATATCAATTCTAGTATTGAAGAGATACGTCAAGATATAACTAATATAGTAGGTAGTGATTTAAGTTCTATTCAACAGAAGATTACTGAATTAACTCAGAATATACAAGAGTTAGATAGTAAGATTGACCAATAGATTAGTGATTTAAGAAGCTATGTAAATAGTGAGATTATTAAAGCTAAGAATGAACTTAAGACTTACGTAGATGGTAAAGTTACTGATCTTACTGAGTTAATTAATCAAGAGACTGAGAATAGAACTAATGCAGATAATAATTTGCAATCTCAGATTAATGAGCTTAGACAATTGATTACTAATGCACAGAATGCTATTGATACTCATGCAGCTAGAAGAGATAATCCTCATGTAGTTACTAGAGCTCAATTATCGTTAGCTACTACTGATAGTGTTGTATTTAATAAAGTAAGTGCTCCTAGTGGATTCTTTAAAGAGTAATAGTTATGAATAAATGTGATGGCATAAAGATATTGGAGCTAGATCCTAAGCGCAATCTTGAAGGTAGTGAATACATGGTTGTAGCTGAAAAGGAACATAACTATAAAGCTCCTATAAACTAGATTGTTGATTTAGTAATTAATGATGATAGAATTAAAGACTATATAGATGCTACTATAGAATCTTCAATAGGGGATTTCAAGAATGAAGTTAACCAAAGTATATCAGAACTTACTAATAAGATAAATAACTTAGATGGTAAGATAACTAATATCAATAATAGAATTACTAATCTTGAATCTAGTATAGATGATATTGAACAGAGTATAACTAACATTAATAATAAGATTACAGACATTGAAAACACTCTTGGTAATGTTGGTGGGTTGCTTGATGAATAGTATATTATTGATTTGATAAACAAGTTGATTAGTTAGGGTAAGATATCTGTATTAGACCCTGTACAGCAAGCAATGAATAAAGGTACTGGTGTTACTTTAGCATTACCTAGTGCTAACAGTGGTAAGATATCATTACCTATATGGACTGGTACTGAAGCTGAATATAACCAACTTACTAAAGTAGCTGGTATGACTTATAATATTATTGATGAGGAGAGTGAGTAATGTTAGAGTTAGGTATAGCAGGGGGACGAGCAGTTCCCCTACAAAAGAGAACCGTAGGCAATACTAATATATCTGATGTATTTGATGGAGTAAATCATATATGGCCTACTAGGGATGATGTAGCTTACTTCTATGATTTCAACAGTATATAGTTGAGATTTATATGGACTAATTTTAATGGTAGAGACTTTGATACTGGTACTAACATTACTAATGCTCCAGGTATACCTAGTGAAGTAGTTGGATATGGTTGGGGTTCATCTGAAAATAGAACTCAACCATTCTTATACTGGGGAGGTGATAACACTCAATCTGGAGCAGAATGTGTAATGATAGATATTAAATCTGTGCAAGATGCATATGCTAATACTCCTGACTTAACGATTCCTGAATAGCTAATTGTGTAGCTTAGAGGTAATTGGTTTGGAGACAAAAATGATGGCATTGTAACTGTTGAATGTACTGCCTACAAAGGAGGAGTAATAGTAAGAGCGTATCAGTTGAGTGGGGCTGATGTTGGAGTACCTACTCAATCATTTGTATTTGCAGATAAAGACGGTTGGGTATTTGAAGAAGGTATGCTTGAGAAGATATGGGTTGGGGAGGCTGTTAAATACAACGATAGATGGTATAAAGTTAATCCTATAGACGACAGTGTAGAAGGTATGCCTAATTTAATTATACAGAGAGATTTCACATATTAGTCTACTTCAAATACTTCTATCAATGGTTATGTTACCTTTAATAATAAGCAATATAAAGTATGGAATCAGTAGGTAAACATAGACGGAACTATATTCGTATAGTCGTCTTCTAAATGTATTAACACTACTAATGCCTCTGAAGTAATAGAGCTTAGAGTAGTTGCTTTGAAAGAAAATGGTAGTGTGTATAGTGAATATATAAGTACTGAATTCCGTTTTGGTTACGTGGCAGGTAACAGTGAGAGGAGAGGATAGCAGTTTATCAAAAGTTATGTAAACAGTGAAGGAGGTAATGGAAAGAAGGCAGAAGAAGAGTTCGCTGTAGTTAATTACTTTGATAAAACTGAAGCTGGTCAAGTTGTAGCATTAAATCCAATAACATAATGAAAACAATATTGTATATTTCAATGATGAATATACAAGATAGAAAGAATACGATACTCCAGAACAGGAGATTATTTAATTATTAAATATTTGCAAATATGGTTAAACAAGAAAATCCTAATTTCATAGCATCTAAGTATGCTCCAAATCCTAAAGAGGTTTCTTACTGGATTGACTTAGCAACAGACAGTACTGGTAATGTTATTAAGTCATATAGTCCTGATCTTAAGAAATGGATACCGTTAAACAGAGATGCTAATGTAGACCAATGGACTCATATTAAAGAGATTGTACAATCTGTTGGTTTGAACTATGATAAGAATAGTGATGTTATATCTTTGCCTGATAACAGTAGTAATAACTACTTTAAAGGTACTAGTATAGTAGATGCTATTAATAAAGGTGATGCTGCTGTAAAAGCTCAAGTAGATAGACTGGATACTAAGATTGATGATGTGAATGAAGACTTATAGGACTTCAAAGCATTAAAAGGTCAACCCAATGGTCTTGCTGAACTTGATGGCAATGGTAAAGTACCTGCTAGTCAATTGCCTTCATATGTTGATGATGTAATGGATGCGTACGCTACTTATACTGTATCTCCTACTGGAGTACTTTAGAATATACAATTATATGCAGATGCTGAACATGAAACTCCTATAGTAGGTGAAAGAGATAAAATATATGTCAATGTAACTCCTGGTGAAGTAAGTTATCAGTTTAGATGGTCTGGTTCACAATGGGTACACATTGATTCTAATGCTATTATCATTGGCGATATTACTGGTACTGCTTATGATGGTGGTAAGGGTAAAGCTATGGAGAATGTAGTTAACTCTATGCCAGATAATTTATTAAGTACATTCCAATTAGATCAAACAGATGTTAATAACATTACTATCAGTCTTACTGGAGTAGAGAAGAGTGATGGTAGATATGTAGAATCTACTTTAGCTGATATTACTATTGCTCCTGCTACTAATACTGTTGCTGGTTTAATGACTGGTGCTGAGAAGATAGCTATCAACGAAACTCTTCCCGATGCTATTAATGATGAAAAGATTGCTAGAGAAGCAGCTGTAAACGGATTAAAAGCTAAGGATACAGAACTTCAAGGTAATATTGACAGTTTAGAGACAGCTTTAAATCAAGATATTACAGAGCTTAGAAGTACTATACTTAAAGTAAATGATAAAGTAGGTTTAACTGAAGCTAATGAAATGCCTGATTTATCAAGTACTAATTACTTAGCAGATAGTCCTAGTGCTATAAGTGCTGCAGTTACTTTAGATGAAGAGATTGGTAAGCTCAGTAGAAATGAGAATGAACTGTGGTATGGAGTTAAGTTTGACTTAGCTAATAGCTCTAGTCCTGATGGTGTACGTACTGGTAATATGGAAATGCACAGAACACTTCCTATCCAGAGTAAGATGAGAGGTTGTACTATCAACAATGTTGATAACGTTAAGAAATATTTAAAAGCAGATGATTGGACTAAGTGGGAAGATGGTACGGTTATAGCTCAAGATAGCAGCTAGATTTCACCTGAAATGATGGTAGAAATACCTGAACACTATAGACTGTTAGTGGCTACTCCGGATAATACCGTTGAGGTTCGTATGAGTGAATATAATCTTCCTGGTTATACCAAAGTAGAAAAGAAATATATAGGGGCTTATGAAGGAATAACATCTGAAACTCTACCTAATCTATTACGCTCCGTAAATAATACAAAATATAAACCTAAGGTAAGTACTACTAGAAACCAATTCCAAACCTTTGCTAGAGGGAATAATCGTACTAACAACTGGAATATCTATACCTATGGTGCACATAGAGACCTTACTTGGTTATTCGTAGTAGAATATGCTACATTGAATCGCCAGAAAGCATTTAATGCTAGCTTAACTGCAGAAGGTTATCATCAAGGTGGTTTAGGTGAAGGTGTAACTACATCTACTGTAACTGTAAATGGAGCTACTACTTATTCATTTGTACCTTGCGGTACTACTAATTCATTAGGTAACGGTACTGGTATAATTGAATATACTCATACCAATACTAATGCAGAAGGTGCATCTACTGGTACTAAAACATTTAATGTTCCTAGATACCGTGGTATTGAGAATCCATTTGGTCATGTGTGGAAGAATGTAATTGATGTAGTAGTTGCTGGTACTGATAATAGTGTATACATCTGCAAAGATTATACTAAGTTTGGTACATTTGAAGGAGGAACCAATCCTACTGCAGAACAGTTAATTGCAGCAGGTTATGAGTTACAAGACTTTAAAGAAAGTACAATTACCAGTCAATATGTAAAAAAACTCGTTAATAATAATTAGGCGGATCTATTCCCAACTGTAGTAGGTAATGGAGCTAGTGTTACAACTTATTATTGTGATTATCACTGGACTAGTGCTACAGCTACACCTAGAACTCTTCTAATCGGCGGTAGCTCGGACTATGGGTCTTCTGCGGGTTTGTTCAATTTGAGGTCTAACCGTGGGTTAGGCTATTCCTCTGCGGATGACGGGACTCGAATTACCTTCTATGGTGAACCGGCATTGCCAGCTGCTCCAGCTACATTAGAGTTAAATGATGAGGATTATGAACAATTGGATTCTATAGAATCTGAAGAAAACTGGTTTTAATTAACCAATAAAAGGTTGCAGTCGTGAGTAAATCAGCAGTAACTCAGACAATGAGTCTGAAGATATTACGCTATAAAGAGCTATTAGTTTATGCAAGAAGATTTTCAAAATAGAAACCTTAAATAAACCTTATCGTTATATAATTATAATCTCAAACGGAATTTCGAGCCCTCTCAGATTTTACTCCCCTTTTAATCTGTTAGGGCTTATTTGATTTTTATTATCAGCTACTATCTATGAATTACCAACAATTAGGAGAACATACTATGTCAATATTTAAGAACATGTTCAGTAGTGCGGATAAATGCGTAGCTTCTGTTATAACTGGGCTACTTTCTATATTCGCACCTGTATGGGTTCCTATCACTGCTGTCGGTATATTGATACTACTTGATGCTATCTATGGTTATAAAGTCTCTAAAAAATATGGGCATCCTAAGATTGAATCACATAAAGCATGGAAAACTATATGGAAGACTAGAGATGCAGCAGTAGCAATAACTAGTGCATCAATAATAGATTAGCTGGTAGTAACCTCTATTAACCTGCATGCTGTAGAAATAGTAGCAGGAATGATAGCCTTAGTTGAGTTTTGGTCGTTACTAGAATCATTTAGCGACTTATATCCTCAATGGAAGATATGGAAAATACTCAAGAAGGTTATAAAAGCAAAAGGAGAGAAATATTTAGATATATCATTAGATAAAGAATTACCAGATGATTCCAATACTAAAGCAGATAGTTAATTGGTTTACAAGGAATTTCAGAGCAGTCGCAGTAGGTTTAGTTAGTTTACTTATTGCGACTGTTTTTGTTTAGAACCATTAGCTACAGAAAAAGAATAAAGAGATTGACAGAATAACTAACAATGTTAGAGCTTACGAGCAATTAGCATCCTAGAAAGAATAGTTAAACAGAGTACTATAGCTTACTATAGAAGAATTAAATACTAGTAATGATAGTTTATTAAAAGAAACTAAGGATGCTTAGAAAAAGCTTAAAATCAAAGACAAGAACCTAACTAATATAAATGTAATCAATACCGAGATTAAAGATTCGGTTAGAACTATTATAAAACATAAGTTAATAGATTTTGACGAAGAACTTAAAATTAATCCATTAACAACTATCATAGTTAGTAGAAAGGATTCAATCCTTAAAGCCACATTAGATATTAAGAATCAATAGATTCTGTTTGTAGAAGAGAAGAAAGAATACAAGAATAAGTACCGTAACGGCTTTATTAGGTTCTTGCACTTTGATTGGAAACGTATACGTACCAAAAAATATCAGATAATTAACAGTAATCCAATAATCAAGGTAACTGATACTCGTGTAATTGAGTTACCAAAATGATAATCAATATATTCAATAATATTAATCAATAATAATATGCACTGTAGATAATTTTGGTATTCCAGTATTGAGAACTAACTATGTTACTACCGATACTACGACTACTTCAGTTACTTATGGTATATGTCCTAAACTGTGGAGACAACTCCCTTGTCAAGGTTTATTTATACTACATGTAACGTCTACTCCTGCTAGTGCAGCTACTCCTACGGATTTAGTATTCTTAGATCCTACATGTTTCACTAATAGGCAGATTGATAATACAACTACAGTTATTACATCTACTGGAGCAAAAGCTCTATTAAATGGTTCCGGAGCTCAAATGACAAATAATGAAATTACAACTGGTAACAGATATCTTATATACTATAACAAATGTGACGGAATCTTCCAAGTAATTAATCATATAGTAGTACCGGCTACACCGGCAACTTAATATAAATTGGGGCTCTAAATGAGCCCCTTAAAACTAACTTATTATGTTATTCAATCAATTAAATATAGGTGACAAGGTATATATAATAGAAGTAGTTGGTACATTCAAGAAAACTACTGAGTATAATGAGGGTTCTGTTACTCAAGTAAGTTCAATATATGACGAGCCACTACCACCAGGATAGTTCCCTATGCCTAATCAACCCAGAAAGAAAGTAGTAGATATAACTATATAGTGTAATGGAGAAACTAAAAAGTTCACTATACCCGAGAATAAATCAGTTATTACTGATAGTGCATTAGGTCTTACTATATCTACAGATAAGTAGGAAATTATAAATATAGTACGTAACCAATATGATACGTATAAACAAAGAAAAGAATCCATAGCTAAATGCGATGAAGAAATGGCCAAGTGTCAAGTATTATTAGATAAGTTGGGAGTAGATAATGAACCAGCTAGAGAGAATGATAAAATATTAGAACTATAGAAAGAAGTTAGTGAGTTGAAGAATATAATAAGGAAAGCTAATTAGATGGTTCCACCACCTATGAAGGAAATGCTCCCTTAGGATATGAAGAATGCTATGGATAAGGTTGGTCAATAAGATCAACCTTTTTTATTTTAAGCCTTTTTAAGACCGCTATTACTTGAATTAAAGGATTGTATTACTAATAATAGAAAGTGCCTATAACAGCCTTAAAATGCGTTATATGGCTTATAACGTTATTAAAACATAATATATTATGACACTCAATTAGCTTGTAGATAACATTCTACTTATTGCTCGTAATAATAATATTGCAGAGTCTGAGCATTTAAGTAGAATGCAAATTGAAAAGTGGATCATAGGTTATAGGGCTATGTTGATTAAGCAAGATATAGATAAGGGTAGAGATATAAATGAATTATATCTTACTACTATAGAACCTATCCATTTAGACCGTGAAGAAACTGTACCAGGTTACTTTACTTATGTGGGAGATAAAGAACTCCCTAAGTTAATAGACTTTAACTATAGACCTGGAGTAATAAATGTACGTGATATGTTTGGTAATATAATTTAGATAGGTAGCCGTACTAAAGCTAAATTATAGAAGTATAGAAAAGCTACGTGTAAAGATTACATTGCGTGGGTTAAGAATAATAGAATATACGTAGATGGTGATTCTAATCAGCTAGAGTATATCAGTGTAGATGTAATAGCTGAAGATCCTACAGAGCTTAATGCTTGTTTTGATCCAGATAGTGAGTTTCCTATACCGTCTGCAATGATACCAACTATTACATAGATGATATTAGAGAGAGAATTACGTTTTATGATTACTATGCCTAGTGATGATACCAATGATGCGCATGATGATACATAGAACAGAGTTAGTGATAAATAATTGATGTATGAAATATTAGAGAAAGAGCTATACTACCACTGATTTCTATGAAAGCTATAAATAGTACATAGAACCTAATACACCATATGATATTGACTTATAGACATATAAGAACATTATTAATGACTATTTTTAGTACATTAGAGACGAAGTAATGTACAACTGTAAGGAGTTTAAGTTTCCATGTAGATTAGGTACTTTACAAATCATTAAACATTAGCCAAAAGAATTCACAGGCAAGAGTCTTAGATGGGACTGGAAAGCTACAAAAGAAACCGGTAAGCCTGTATACCTACTTAATGACCATAGTAATTATTATAAGTATAGATTCTTTTGGTCAAAGAAAGATAGTTTGCTTACTAATAAAACTAAATATTAGTTCATAGCTTCAAGAGATAATAAGAGAAATTTAGCTCAAATAATATTCAACAAAACAAAAGATTACCCAGAATTATGATAAATAATCGTATGATTAGTTCAGCTTCTGTAGTAGCTAAAGTAATAGCAGATCTCGATTTAAGAGAAGATGAGATACGTATTACAGATATTCGGGAGTGGATTATGGAATCCATACTTAAGATTGGAGCTATATAGCAGTTTGAGCATAAAGTAGAAATACTTCCAATAGAATGCCACCAAGTATCATTACCTTGTGATTTGTATAAATTAGATTAGGTAGCATACTCATACTGTTGTAATGGTGGATGGCTACCTATGAGAAAAGCAACATCCAGTTTTGGTGTATCTCATGATAATCAATGTTGTAGTAAAGCTTGTATGCTAGTGCAGGATGCAGCCATGTTCCCATTAGTTAAGAATATGTTTAATCTTACTAACGATAGAGAAGCATTGGACAAGTTAAATGAAGATAATAATCTTAGAGAAACATTAAGTGCATTAATAAACTAGAATACTGTACCTACAGCAAATGGCAGATATTTAGGTAATAGAATAGGTCATAAAGATGGTACTATGTATAGTTATGATTTACAGTATATGACTAAACCTGGTTATATAATGACTAATGTACCTAGAGGATACATTAAGATATCATATTATGCTATATATACAGATGAAGATAGTATGCCAATGATACCAGATTTAGAGTCTTATAAGGAAGCTATATACTGGTATGTTACTATGAAATTAATGTATCCCAAAAAGTTAAAAGGTCAAATAAGTCAGGGAGATTATTATGATATACGCAACTCTTATAACTTCTATCGTAAGCAAGCATATGCTGAAGCTATGATGCCTACCGTAGATGATTTAGAAAATGTAAAGAATACCTGGCATAAACTATACCCAGAGATGAATGACCACGATACTTTCTTTAGTACTAGTGGTGAAGAATAGATATTATATAACCAAGATAGCGCATTAAGATTAATATGATAAGTAATACTGCACAAGTTAATACATTTACAGGAGGTCTTAATATGGACCAAGATGTGAATTTGATACCGGATACTCAGTATAGATATGCTGAGGATGTTCGTGTTATCACTAATGATGGAGGAACTACAGGAGTATTACAAAGTATAGAGAACCCTAGAAGATACGATACTATTATACCTAAAGATGAGACTATAATAGGTACTACTACTATAAACGATATTGCGGTAGTAATAACCAAAACATCTGATAACATTAATAAGATATACAGATTAATGGGGTTTGATAGTAATATGCCTCAAATTAAATTAGTATGTAAAGGAGCTCTAGGATTGTGTGAAGATTTATCTAAAAATCCTACATTAAGTATAGTAGGTAACTATGAATCAGATACTAATATAAAAATATACTTCACTGATGGAAATAGTCCCATCAAGATTGTTAATATAATGAGTAATGATTATATAGACAATTTCAATCTTATAGATGAGAATGGAAATATAATTAATCCTGGTTCATTAGAAATAACCCCTGTAGTAAGTTTATTACCATTTAAATTCCGTTGGTTATCTGAAGGTAATCTTAAAGCTGGAATGGTAACCTATTGTTACTAGCTTTTTAATGTACACGGTACTGAGACTGTTACTTCTCCAATGAGCGAATTAATTCACTTAACTAATAGTGTAACTAGTCAAGGTAGTTCTGAATATAAAGGTACAGGTCTAAACAAAGCATCAAATAAATCAGTAATACTATCTACTGAATTATCACTTTAGGACTTTAATAAGTTAAGAGTAATTCGTATATTCTATGAACAGAATAATTCTACCCCTACTATTAGTATAGTAGATGAAATAGATATACCCAATGGTCAAACAAGTATACAGTATGTAGATTATGGAGCTACTTTAAGTGATATATCTGTAGAAGAATTTAATGCTATGACTGGTTATCAGTTTATAGCATAGACTCTTGCAAAAATGCAAAATAGATTGTTTGCAGCTAATATAACAGAGAATACTTGGATACCAGAAGATGAAGATGGTAATGACTATGATGCTAGAGCTTACAGAGCTAATTCAGAAGGGAGTGTGTAGCTATTATCTAGTTTAGATAGTAATAACATTCGTCTGTCTATAACAGATGATGAAGCTATTAAACGTATTCCTGCTACTCATGACTGTATAAATCCATTTAACAATGTAAAATATACAAAGGATGCATCTAATTCACAGAATATATACATATATAATAAGGAAGGTGAACTAGGTGGTTATGGTATCAATATAGAATATTCATTTGTAACTACAGATATAAATCTAAGTAATAAACAAGATAAGTTTAGATTAGACCAATCCTGTAGTATGGATGTACCTACTGTTAGAAATAACACTAGATATATAAACAGAGGTGATAGTAAGATGCCCGAAATACTACAGCCTACTGAAGAGCAGAAGAATAATCCATATATACCTAATTATGCTGATCCGTATATAGCTGCTAATTATAGAGGCTATCAGAGAGATGAAATATATAGATTTGGTATAATATTCTATAATGATAAATCTGTAGCTTCTCCTGTACTCTGGATAGGTGATATTAGAATGCCTCATGCTTCTCAAATGCCTCCGTTTAGATATGAAAACAACACTCTTGTAGGTAATGCTCTAGGTGTAGAATTCAAAGTAAAGAAGATGCCTGTAGGTGCAGTAAGTTACGAGATAGTTCGTTGTGATAGAACCGAACGTGATAGAACTGTAGTTATGCAAACAGTAGGTAGTTACATATATGAGTATAGAATTCAAGAGTAGGACAAATATGTAGGACAGGGATCTGAACTGGATAGTAGTTTAGAGATGAGACCTACACCTTTCTTTTGCAGTTTAATTGGTGAACAATTAGCAATATCAACAGGTACAGCTGAAGATATTGGTAATTTCTCTCTTACTATGAGAGCAAATGATTATATACGCCTCGTATCTCCAGAGATATGCATACAAGGTGATGATGTAACTAAGTTATTTGAAGGGAGCGTATATCTAGACAGAATAGGTTCATACTATTCTCCATTTGTAGGTGGAAAGGTAAATGATAGCAAATTTGATGATTTTAAAGACAACTATACTAATGGTAATACTATAGGTAACAGTGTGAGCCGTAGTATATTCGCTGCAGCAGATTATGTTACTCAAATAAACGGCGAAGTATTACAGCAAGATACTGTACCCTATGTAGGCTATGGTAGAAGATGGGATCTTAATGTATTAGCAGTAGGATTTCCTTATTAGGATAGTAGAGGCAAGAAGGTATATCGTGGAGCATCTATAGCCAAATACTTTGTTCCAACTTTTGGTCAATCTCAAGATATATCATATATAGAAGACGCTAAATATCCACCTAATATAGACTATAATATGTATGGAGCTCCTGATGTTGTAGCTAAAAGAATAAATGTTGGTAATAGAACTTATACTAATTATTCTATGTCTGATTTTATTCACAATGATAATCAATCATTACAAGGTCCAGCTGGTCCGTGTATCATAGCTCATGTACCTGAATTATAGAATGTATTCTCTGGATTTAATAGCGTACCTACTAGTAAATATCCAGAACTTCATCCATTTGATTCTACTAATGCTATTCCTGTATTTAATGTTAAACGTGATGGTAATTCTATATATGGAGGTAATACATTCTCATCTAGACAGAATTCTGTATACATAAGTATAGCAGCACACGATAGCAAGTATGTATTCGGAGGAGATACTTATCTGAGCTTATTAGATTATCCTAATACCATGCTATTCCAATTACCTGATGCTAAAGAATGGGATGGAATGAAGAATTATATAGGAGCTTATATACCATTTGAAAGTTCTATTAATATGAATTTATTCCACGGAGATCAGATTCATAGAACAGTAACTAGTTCAAATTTTGCAGACTCTTGGTTGCAGTTAGAGCCTACTTAGATGTAGGATATACACGTACAAGATCTTCCTTACTTTGTATATAATTCTGTTTATTCTGCATAGAATACTGGTAAATTGTATGTACCTAATTCTATGTATGCTGATAAAGACGTAAGGTATACTAATAGAATATTAACTTCATAGGCTAAGACTAATAATGAAGTAATAGATTAGTGGTCTAAATTCAAAGTAGCTGATTACTTAGATGTAGATAATCAGTGGGGAGACATAACCAATCTAAAAGTATTCAAAGATAGACTATTCTATTTCCAAGATACTGGAGTAGGAGTAGCTTCTGTCAATGAAAGATCACTTATTACTGACGATAATGTAAATCAACTAGTATTAGGTACTGGTGGTATATTAAGTAGATTCGACTACGTAACTACTACTAATGGTTCGTCTATTAAGAATGACAAGAGTATAATTAATTCAGATAATGTGCTTTATTGGTACGATTATGATAAGAACGAAATATGTTCTTATACAGGTCAAGTAAGTTAGTTATCTAAAGAAAAGCAGGTACAATCTTACTTTAATAAAAACATTAAAGAAGATAGGGCTAAAGCTATGTCCTTATTTGATAAGAAGTATAATGAGGTATGGTTTAATGTACTAAATAAACCACTAGTATTTAATGAGTAGTTAGGTAGATTTACATCTTTCTATACATTTAATCCTAAATGGTCGTTACCTATTTCTGATAGAGTAGTAGCAATAAAAGACAACGAATTGCATACTATACATGATACTGGAGTAATAGGGTTAACTCCTTTAGATAGAAAAGCTAAATTAGAAATAGTTATTAATAAGAATGCTCCTTATACTAAAGTATTTGATAATGTTAGATTACAAGGAGAGTTTAGAGATGGTAATCAAGAGTCTATTAAGGACGATATCATAGATTATATGAAATTCAGTACCAAACATCAAGAAGCTATTAGAGAGCATACTGAAGAAGAACTTGATGAAGAAGGTAATGTTATTACTCCTGAACAACATATAATAACCGATTATAGAGAAGATACATTTAGATTCCCTATACCTAGAGCAGATAAGAATGAAGATGCGTTATCGTTACCTGCTAGGTTAAGAGGTAAGTATATGATATGCGATTATGAGTTAGATTCTGATATAGATCATACTTTTGAAATACCATAGATTACAACAACATACAGAAATTCATTAATTTGATATGAAAAGTAAAAAGAAAACAAAAGTACCAGCATATGCATTTGGAACTCAATTCAAAGAAATTGGGAATAACATGCTTGAAAGTGCTCCTGATATATTAAATACTTTAACTACTCCTTTTTAGAAATCTAACGCTACTACAGGGGGGCAAGCTGCTGCACAATCTGTAAGTGACATAGCCAGTGGTGCAGCTACTGGTTTCCAAGTTGCTGGTCCAATTGGTGCTGCAGTAGGAGCAGGCATAGGGCTAATAGGTAGATCCGGTGAAGAGGCTAGAATGACTTCTTTTACTGATTATGATGAAGGTAGTCTTGGTAGTGGTCTAATTGGAGCATTTGGTAACAGAAAACTTCGTAGGAAAAGAGCAGCAATTAAGAAGAATGCTTATAGCAATAGAGCTGCTGTTCAAGGTAATAATTACCTGCAAAGTGAAGCGTATGATGATATGATAGGAATGAATACAGATACTATGGCTAATGGAGGGACGTCCTCTTCTCTAGCGTATGTAGATGATGGTGAATTAATATAGACTCCCGATGGAAGTATAAGTAAAGTACCAGAGAATAATAATACTACTGATAGTAATTTAGTTAGTTTACCTGAAGGTAGTAGAGTACTAAGTGATAAACTTAAAGTACCTGGTAGAAAAGAAACATTTGCACAACTTGGTGAGAAAATGATGGCAAAGAAAAAAAGTAAATATAATGACAGATTTGCAGAGAATGCAGCAAAACTAAATGAAATGAATAATAATATGATTCATGATTAGTTATTTGCTATGCAGGAATCTGTTAAACAAAGTAAAGGTATTAAACCTAAAACTAAGTAGATACAAGCTGCTGCTTTAGGCGATGAAATTAAACCTGGTTTAGGAGATAGAATAGTAGATGCTATCTATAATCCTAATCGTAAATGGGGAGCTAGTGTACAGTGGGGAACTGGCAATAATCAATGGTATCATGTACCTGTTAATCCTAGTAATACTCAAACTGCATCAACTACAACTCCTACAAGTGTTAGTAGTACTTCAGTTAAAAGACATAGAACCACTCCTTCTACAAGTACAGGATTAATTGATGAAGGCAAACCAGAATTACCGTTTACTTGGTATGACGCTCCAACAGTAGAATCTGTGTATGATACAGACTATGATACTGTAGAGTCTCCTAGTGCTACACCTAATGATATTAGTTATAGAGAAACTAGAGCAGATAGACGTAATAAATTATTTGATAAAGTGGGAAGCGCATTGTCAGGTATAGCTTCTTTAACTCCTATTATGTCTAATTTATTTACTGGTAGACCTGAAACAGTTGATGCAGTATATAATCCTTATGCTACTAGTATTAGTAATACGATGCGTAGACGTAGGTATGATATTAGTCCTGCTATTGAAGATTTAAACCGTAATAGAGCTACTAGTAATTATAATGCTGGTCAGATTAATACTAGTACTGGAGCTAATTTAGCTTATAGATTACAGTCAGCTGTTAATACTGACAGAGCTATAGCTAGTTTAAGATCTCAAGAAAGTAATGTTAACAATCAGTACTTAGGTGATTATGCTAATACTATGAATAGTTTAGGACAGCAATGGGTTAATGCTACGAATATGGCTAATGAAGCTAATGCTCAGAATAGAGCTACTGCTAGAAATATACGTAGAGCTGGTTTAAGTCAGTTAAGTCAATGGGCTCAGAATAGAGAGTTAATGCGTAATCAGGAAGCTAGAGATAATGCAATGTTAGCTATGTATGCTCCATTTTTGCAATCTGGTTATACAGCAGATACTATTAGACAGTTTAATAAATGGTTAAGAAAAGGAGGTAACAATGTAGGCTAATAGATATGATAGAGCAGCGGAAGCTCCTATATTAAATACATATGTACCTATTAACTTTGGTGAATTATATAGAATAGGGGCAGCGTAGAAGCAAGCTGTAGATGAGGCTGCACAATAGTTTAATACTTAGTTACAAAAGTTTGGAGAATTTAGATCACCATCTGCAATAGACACATAGAATTACTACAATTTAACTATTAATCGTCAAGATGTACAAGATGCTATTAATCAAATAGTTTCTAATCCAGATGCCTTAAAAGATGCAGGTTTTCGTGCTAATTTACAGTCGATTATTAGTAATACAGATTATGGATCATTGAGTTTGCTTAAAGAAAGTGCTGATAATCTTAGAGCTGGACTTGAAATGAGAGCTAAAATGGAAGCAGAGGGTAGATATAAACGAAGCTGGGATTCTGCAAATATACCTAATTATGATACTTTAGGTAGTAAAAGAGTATTTGATCAAATTACTCCATTACGTTATATGACTGCCGATGAACTAGCTAATCCTTACTTTAGTAATCTTAAACCTAGTTCAATAGGGTCTGTATGGAAAGATGGAGTCAAATACAATAGAGTAGGCATTACTTATGATACATTGTACGATATTGCAGATGCTAAGTTTAATGATTTAATTAGTACGCCTTAGGGTCAACAGTATTATAGAGAAGCATTAGACGCTTCTGGAGGTAATACTGAATTAGCTAGATAGAGATTCGTAGGAATGATAGCTGACTCACAGAGAGATAGAATTGTGAATCAAGATACTGTAGATCCATATTGGTTAGCTATGGCTAAACAAAGTAACAGGGGCAGTAATGAAGAAGTAATAAGACCTAATCCTACTAGATTAGATTTCTTAAACGATAGCATTACTAGAAATACTATGTCTGGTATAGGTAATAAATTTAATAGTTATAGAGATTATATATCTAGTTTGATCACTAAGTATCCAAATAGTAAAATTGCGGATGATGCGCGCAAAGGTCTGCGCAATATAGATAGAATGCAGAATGAATACGGATCCATGGTATAGGCAGCTAATGAGTATAGTGCTAGATATAGACAAACAGGTAATGATGAAGATTATGTAACAGCAGTAGCTGCTAGCAACAGAGCTCAGCAGTTATAGAGTTAGATGGTTGGTTTAGCTAGCAAACATGTAGTAAGAGATGAATTTTAGAGAGTAGCTGGTTTCTCTCCATTAACTAGTCAAGATAGTAAAGAGTTTAATACTAAATCTTATTTAAAAGGAGTAAATTCTGCACTTAACAAAGTAAGCGCTCCTGTTGGTCTACTTGACAAAGACGACTTATTAACGGGTGTTGGAGCATTATCTACAGAAATACAAGATAGTGACGGTATTAAACATTAGGGATATCAATTTAACACTACAGAAGGATTCTTATTACCAGAAACGGTATTTAGTATGATTGCTGGCAATGAAGGACCTGGTAGAAGAGCTCGTAGAGATGCCGGTATAGGAAGAGACACTAGTTTTCCATTTAGAGAATTAGTAGAAAGTGGTCAGTTAAGCGGAGTTCAATTTATACCAAATAATAAAGTAGTAAAAACTGGGCCTGGAAGTATGGCTTTATCTGGCAAACTTAGAATACCTAAGGAAAGAATTGAAGAATCATTAGGAACAGGTATGTGGGTAAATCATCCTGTGTTTAATGAAATGGCTTCTAGTTACTTTATGCCATTTGGTAGATAGACTACTAGCGGAGCTCTCAAACAACAATTTGGCGCTTCTAAAGTAACTGAAGTAGTAGGCAAAGATGGAGTTGAATACTATGAAGTAGATGCTTATAGAACGTTACCAAATTCATATACATCCTCAGAATATTGGCAAAGAGTAAATCAAAGATGGCAAGGCGGATCTTCTAGCGGTATTGGAGGATCTTCTCAAGCTAAAGATGAATACCAGACATCAGCACAACAATTATTAGGTAGATAAATATGGCAAAGAAAAAGAAAGTATACGATACATCGTTAATAGATGGTATTAGACAAAGAACGGCAATGTATGACGCTATGATAGCTCCTCAGATTAATACTGAGGAGTATATGCATCGTATGGCTAATCCAGATGCTAACTATGAAGAAGCACCTGATAATTATGGCTTTACAGATTGGGCTTCTAACGCGTTCTATGATTGGAATTTAACGAAAGCACAAACTGAAAGAGACGCTAAGTTAGGAGAGTATATAATGGCTGATTAGGATTATAATACCTTAATCAGCCTAAAAGATTATATAAACTCTAGTAAAGCAGTAATAGAATTATCTAGACAGTTAAGTCAGGATCCTACTAATGAATAGTTAAAATAGCAGTTATAGGAAGCATCTTTAATGCAAGTTAATAATAAATCTGCATATGATACTGCTATATCTGGTAAATTTAACAATAACTATCTTAATAGTTATATTACAGGTAGTCTTAAACAAGGTAATCTAGATAACGCATTAATAGAAATAGACAAAGAAATCAACCCTATTATTCGACCTGACGGTAGTATGTAGGATGATAATATCTACAATAAGAGAATAGTCTCTCTCAGAGATGCTGAAATACAATCCGATAAGGCTAAACGTTTCGATGAAAAATTAACTTCACAGTACTATAGAAAAAATAAAGAGAAGTCTGGTATGGATTTTTCCGATATAGATACATGGTTATTTAAATTACCTGGTCTATTAGGTTCTAGTGCTGCTTCTGTCGGTTCTTCTTTGTTAGGTACTATATCTGCTTATTATGCTGCCAGTGCTGGTAATCCATTAGTGGCAGGAGTTGCTGCGTTAATATCTATAGGATCTAATTTATACAGTAGAGATCAAGAGTCTAAAGCTGAAGTATTCTAGAACTACAAGCAGTCAGTAAAGAATACAGCTAAGAAATTAGGTGTAGACGAAAGTGTATTAGCTGATGCTAAGATTAAGATGGCTCAATAGGGTTATAGCGCAGATCAAATTAATGATGATGAGTATGTATATGACCGTATACTTTCTGGAGATATCAAAATAAACAATAGAAAGTTTAATAAAGCTATGTTAGACAATAGAGAAGGTTTAAGATCTTTATATATAGATAATATGGCTTTATCAATTAGTGACGTAGCTCAACAAGCAATTGAAGTAGTGCCTATAGGTTCTATGGCTAAAAAAGTAAAAGGTTTAAAAACTTTAGCTGAAAAAGGTGCAAAATTAAGAAAAGGTTTACAAGAACAATTATCTAATCGAATAGATGATATAACTTCATTCGGTTTAGATAATGTTGGTAGATTACCTATGAGAACTAAACGTAGAGCTATTACTGATTTAGGTGGTCGTATATTAGTATCTGGTATACTAGAAGGCGCTGAAGAAGGTGTTCAGTACATTAAGGGATAGAGATATATAGACAATAATTTTGATGCTGATCCAAATCTAGTAAAGAGTTTTATACGTAACATTGGTACTGGAGCTCGTGCTGTATTTGCAGCTATTACTCCGTGGGATCCTGTGTATTCAAATGATTAGGAATTCATGGAAAACTTTAAAGGCGGTGCATTGTTGGGAGGTTTAATGACTACTGTATACGGTGCTCCATCTGCAGCAATACAAATAAATAATCAATTACCTACTGACCAATTTGTATCTGCTTTGTATGCAGAATAGATGGATGCTAAAGATAGAGTTAGAAAGAATGCTATGTATAGTAGTTTCATTAGAACTGGTAAATATGATAACCTTATGAGTTCTTTTGATGAAGCTGAAAATATAGTATCTAGAACAGAAGGATTAGATATACAGGACATATATAACGAGAGAAAGAGAGCAGAACTCATTAGAAATATGTACACTTCTCCTGTTACTATGAGCCAAGCAGTGAAAGCAGGTATAGATCCTAGAACAGAAGAATATGATGTATTTGTAGCATTAAAAGAACACCACGAAGCTCTACTTACTGAAGCTAGTAACAACAGAGCTAATATAACATCAGAAGTAGATCAGTTGATGTATAGTCCTGAGATGTCATAGTATATATCTTCCATTAAACCAGATGTAACTTCTGATCAAGAAGTAGCTATTCGTAATCTAATTAGATTAAAATCTTAGACTGAATTATATGATCAACTCATAACTGACTTTACTAATAACGGTAATAAACTATCAGAACTAGAAAAAAATACTGGTATACGTACCTCTAAGTCTGATGTTATTAAATTTAAGCATTTATTAAATAAAGATAAACAATAGATAGATGCTGTTTATCAATAGTTGCGTAAAGAAGCAGAAGATTTAGGTATTACAGAGGAACAATTAAATGTTCCTAACCTTCATCAAACTCTTAAAGACTTACAAGAAAAAGAAATTATAGCAAATCTTGATTTTGAAAGAGCTAAAGCTGAGAGAGATGCTATGAATAGTCCTAAAGGAGCTATAGCAAAAATCAATAAGTGGCTGGATGTAGAAGATTAGGAAGATACTTTTGTACAGGAGCTAGATGATTTATACTCTGGAAAGAAGCAAGAAGATGAAGTAATAGATAGTGAAGAAGTAACTCCAGAACCTGTAGAGGTTACAACAACACCTGAAGCTACCAATCCTGAACCTACCATTGCTGCAGAAAGTAAAGCTCAAGATACTACTGATGATACAGCTACTGAACCGGAAGATGTAACATCACTGAGACAAAATGCTGTAGAGATACATAATAAGTATTTTGAACAAGAAAGAAACTCTAGAGGAGATACTGTACTAGTACCTAGTACAAAATATAAAGTAGGTAAAGCGTATGCTGATGCAGGTCAAGCTATGCGGGATATCTATTCATATTTCAATCCTAATAGAAATAACTATCAAGAGTATAGTGCATCTAAGTATATGGAAAATTCTGAAGATGGACTGAAAAATCTTTGGGAAGATATGCGAGATACTAGAATGTAGTTAGAGGAAGAATTATATACTAATGGTAATTCTAATAGAGCCAATAGATTAGCAGATACCCTTAACTCTCAAGCCGAATTATCAAAGTTTATTATTTAGAGTCACAGTAAAATAGCACAACGTATAAAAGATTAGGCTCCGGCTAGACTTGAAGAAATGAAGCAAGCTAGATAGGAGGAGCAATAGGCTGCAGAAAAGTTAGAGGAAATAAAATCAGAAGATAGAGATAAAGTAGTAAAACAAAATGACAATACTCCTACTAAGAGTGCTGATACTGTTCCAGAAGCACCTACGGCTCCTACACAAGAACAGCCAACTCAAGCAGAATTACCAACATTAGCTAGTATAATGGGCGATTGGCTAGGAGCAGAAGCAGCTAATAGTTTGCAACAGTCACAGCAGCCTCAGCAGGAATAGATGCCAGTAGAATAGCCCACTACTGTAAATACATAGGAATTAACATATGATAAAGATGAAGACCCATATTCTCATGAAATTAATTACAGATTAAGTGAAGGTTCTAGAGATGCTAATGGTAATTATATTAGAATATCTAAGAGATATCAAGGAATGGAAGACTACCTTAATGATGATGATTTATCGTTAGTAAGTAGTAAACCTGACTTTATACCTGAAGTAATGAACAATGGGGTTCACTTTGAAGTGCACGATTATACTAATAAAGACGGAAAAGTAGAACCTGCTATTTATGCTATATTTGATTACAAAGGTAAAAAATACGCCGGAGCTATTAAAACCGTTGAAGGTGGTCTTAGAGGTAGATATAGCCCGTTTAATAGGCTACCGTTTGAAAAATAGACTAAGATTGTAGATAATCTGGTCAGATTGAGAAATAAGATTATAGAACTGTATGAACAAACTAAAAAGAATCCAAACCTTGAGGTAGTTCCTACAGCTCTTAGAGCTACTACTGGAAGATTTAGAAATGAAAAAAATCCAGATAACAGTCCTAAGAATAGAAGCTTACTAGATTCAGCATGGTTAACTATAAAAGATCCATTTGAAATAACCCCAGATAATACACAAATAGGTATAACTACTGGTCCTATAAACAATGAAGTAATAAGATTAAGAAACACTATATTATCTGTAAAAGGTGGTAGTCTTGGTCAACCCATGTGGGTATTAAAAGTTCCTAGATTAGATGGAGAATACGATACTAAGTTAGTTAAATTGAACTATTAGACATTTGCGGACAAACCTCAAATAGCAGATCTAATATTGAATTTAGTCACTAGTAATGAACAATTCTACACTGATGCTAAAGGAGTTAAGACTAATATTAGACCTATTGATATATTAGATTTTATAGTAAACTTTGGCCCTCATACAGCTGTAAATCCTAATGATACTAGATTTACTCCTCAATAGATTCAAGCCAAACAAAGAAAACAATTTTTTGTAGATGATAATGGTAACTTAGTAATAGGTAATACTAGCTATAGTATAAGTGACTTAGTTAGTCAACCAGATATTAGACAACAAGCTAAAAATTATATAATGTCTAATTTCCATTGGAATATAGATGAACAAGCACTTAATACTTATTATTTAGGGGGTGATTTGCAATCACAAGTAACAGATCCTAGATTTAAGTCAGTTGCTGCGTTCTTAAAGAATAGCAACGTAGATAAGCTTACTATTATCCCTGGTTTAATAGAGTTAGATTAGAGTGAATTTGGTATAATTCCAGGAAGTAATGATCGTAAAACTATCGACAGTAAACATCCTAACGGTATGAGTACTTTAGGATGGTATATCAAACAAGGTATATTACTTACTGACATAGCTGATGAGTTATGGGATTCTAATATATATGTTGATGATGTAATGTTAGCAGATAAAACTGCTGAAAAGATATAGTAGCAAGCTCAACAAAAGGTAGAGAAAGAATACGAAGATCCTATTAAAACTAAAGTATTTACTCTACCAGATGAAAGTGGTAAGTAGACTTCTGTAAATATGGCAGACATATTTGCTATATTAGATGGGAAGAAGCGAGGTCCTAATATGGAGGTAGAAGTATAGGAGGACAATGCTCTGTGGGTAAATGAAAGAATAGATACAGAACAAGCTAAAGAATGGTTAAGTTCTACTTTTGGAACATCTCCTCAGATTATTCCTACTATAATAGATGTTACAGAAGCTGGTACAGCTGTAGTAGGTAGAGTAATAGAAGATTCTGTATTAATTAGTAATTTTGCCCCTGTAGGTACTGAGTATCATGAAGCATGGCATAGAGTTTCTTTACTCTTGATAGATAATAAAAGAAGAGAAAGAATATATAATAGAATGAGAAAAAAGAATCCTCAAATGACTGATTCTCAAATAGAAGAGGCTTTAGCAGATCAATTTAGAGACTTTATGTTAAATGAAGCTGGAAGCTATGCTTTTGATACTAAGAATTGGTTTAGAAGGATTTTAGATTTTATTAAGCTGTGGGCTAGAACTGGTCAATACGCATTAGCTAAAATATATTCCGATATTAATAGAGGCAAGTTCTATGGAATTAAGCCTAACGAAGAGAATGTAAATAGATTTAGACAAATATATGGTACATCTGGTCCTAATCTAGAAGTAGCTGGTTATGAGTTAAAAACAATTACTCAATACAATCAATTTGATAATATAATCAAGTCTCTCACATATGCATTCTTTAGAGTAAATGGACAAACTGCAGTGCCTAATATTGAATATTCAGCATTGTCTGAGGATAATCAACAATTTGAAAGGCTTAAGCTTATTATAGAAGCGCAAGCTAGAACTTATCCTTCTCCTGTAATGGATGAGATTCTTGAGAAATATGAGACTGTATTTATGCCAACTATAGCTACTAGATTAAAACAACTAGGTATTAGAGCTATAGATCGTAATGAGGATGAAACTATAAGTGATATAGAAGAGGGAGCGGAAAGAGTTAATATAGGATAGCATACAGTAGAAGGTATGAATATATCCATTAAGGATAATGCTCCTGCAGAGGTTAAGTTCTTCTTCCAAACTATACCTCTATATGAAATTAGCCCAGACGGCTCCATGTCTATGAAGATAGATCCTATTACTCATTTTGCTAATTTTGTTGATGCTAAAACTGCATGGGACAATATACTTAAAGATTTGTCCGGGTGTCGTACTATAGCTAATATAGTTGATAAAGTAGCTACTTATGCTCAAAATGGTAGTGCTTTTCATTCTGCTTTATTATTTAAACTTAACAGACTGATTAAAGATTCTAATCAGAAAGAAGATTTAGTTAAGGCTGCTGATGCTGAAGCTATGCTTACCAAAATAGAGACAGTGGTTACCTGTGATATAAACAATTATGTAACTGCTAAGATAAGTAAAGATCCAGAGACTGGTTTTATTAAGCATGAACTCGTAGACAACACTGTCGATGTTAAGGCAGCTACTTATCCTAAAGTATGGTCTCAAGCATTATTTACTAATGCTGGATTATTTAAATACGATAAAGAAGGCGTAATAATAGCCGAAGAAGGATCTAAAAAAGCTCTTGATACTGTAATTAAGAATTTTAATAGTGTTATAACTGCCTTTAGAAACAATAAAGGTATACTTAAGATAGCAGATAGAAGTATTGATTTACATGAAACATCTAACTAGAAAATGCTTAAGAAGTATTTAGTTAACATGTTTAATGTAATAGGTATCGGTATTGATGTACCTACTATAGACAAGATGTTATTATCTGGTAGATATGGTAATCCTAAATCAGATGCATTTACTCTTATCAGCGAGTTCTCCAGTTCAACTGTTAATTTCGGTGGCATTCCGAAAATAGTAAGTGTACTTGAAGCAATTAAAAATGCTATAAATAATGATAGTACTATTAAAGAAATTAAAGTGAATGAAGTAACTGTTGATCCTACATAGGTATGGAATAATATAGGTTACGTTAAAGAGTTAGCTAATTATTATGCATTTACGCATGCTACAGATAATAGTTTGAGTAGCTATGGTCCTGATGGTAACTCTTATTATATGGTATCACAGAATAATTTTGCTAAAGATAGACTTAATGAAATAGTATCAGATCCTACTGTATTCTAGGAATTAGAATCTGTAGTTTATAATGAACATTCTATTATATTGTAGGCAGTTAGAGGAGGTAATAGGAATCTATCAATGGAAACCTTTATTAACTTTAAAGATACTACTACTGGAGATAAAGGTAGAGATTATCATGGCATTACTGACAGAGAGGACTATATAGCTAAAATGACAGCTGTATTTAATAATAGAATAATATTCCCTACAGTAGCAGATAAGAAAACATATCATTTCATTAAAGGAATAACATTACCACACGAACCTATTAGATTCAATAATAATAATGGTCAAACTTTTGTTCAGTATGGCGAACAAGCTATGGACTATCTATTAGGTTATTGCTACGATGAATTAAATCAGATAGAGTTATGCCTAAGACAGATAGATGATGATCCTAATCATTATAATCCAGAGACTGGGTTACATTATAACGATGATGGTACTATAAATAATGATTGGATCGAACCATCTAGACGTATTAAAAACTTCCATACTCCTAATAAATATGATTATAAAGATAAAGATGGAGTTAAGCACACTGTAACTTTGGAAGGCAATGGAGCTAGATTCTTATTCTTGACCGGTATATATACTAATAAAGGTTTTGTTAACTTTAATGATCCCACCAAATCAGCTAAAGAATGTTTACAATTAGCTAAAGACTATTTCTTTAATACTTCTCCAGAAACACAAAAAGCTTTCTTAGCTGGATTAATTAATCGCAGGGTAAAGAAAGAATTAGAATATGCTAGAGATCTTGGTTTAATTACTATGAATGATCAAGGCAATATATGGAGTATACGTAATGTGTTGCTTGATGATAATGTAGTAACAGAAAGATCAGCTAGATATTAGAGTGTGGATAGTGCTAATGCGGAAGCATATGCAGTATTTGATATGATATCTGACTATGTGATGAATAGTATAATATCTATTCAAGAAGTAGAAAAGCTATTTAGTGGTTCACCTGCGTATTACAAAGTAAAGTATGATGGAGAGGGTATAACAGACGTATCTATTGACAAAATCAAACGTTTAGGTTCTTTGACATCAACTGGTTTGAATAATAGATTAGACTTCTTTAATGATCCAATGCGTGATGAATATGTAGTTACAGAGCTTAAAGATCACGAAATCATGGATAAACAATACCATGAGTATGAAGGTTTGTTCTATAGGGCAAATATAAAAGAAACTATATAGGAAGTACTTGGAGAAGAAGTTTGGAATGAGATAAAAGATCTTAGCATACGTGATATAGAGAAGTAGTATCCTGAAGAAACTAAGATTGCTAAATAGGCTGCTAAGGTAGCTGTGGCTGGTTATAAGAAAGGTGTTAATGTAGCTGATGCTGCTGTATATATAAGCCCTAATATGACTAGAGATTTACTCAGAATGCGTGGTGTATGGAATGCAGATATCAAACGAGCATTTGAGGTATTAACTAATCCTGATACTGCTGATAAATGGGAATCTGATCCTAAGTTATATGCAGAAGCTAATAAAGTCATATTAAATGCTATGAAGTATATAGCGTTCGGTACCAGATTTAGAAATGGATTAGGTATACCTTACTTCAATAAGATGGCTTTATTCCCGTTATTTAAATCTGTAGCTACTGGAGATATTAAAGCTTTATATGACAGAATGGTAGATCCTAATGATCCTATTGATATGGCTATGTTTGATTCTGCAGTTAAAGCTGGTTCAGAATCTCCTACTGCATACTATAGAAAGGCTAAAGATAGTGAAATAGAACTTAAAGATGGTCAGACTGTATTATCTGCTTCTATAGTAGACCAAGCAGAAAGTGGATAGGGTAATACTATTACTGATTTAAGTAAACTAGTAACATATAGATAGAAGTTCAAATACATTAGATAGCAGCTGGAAACTAATCCACACACACACCCAGAATAGATGGCTGGTACACAGTTTCTAAAAGTAAATCTATCTAATTTACGCATGGATGATTTATATGGTCCTGATGGTAGTCAAGTAACTGGTAAGGAAATTAATGACACTGTTATGGGAGCATTAAACACATTATCTGATATGGGTAGATAGGATATAGTAGATAAATTATTTGTAGACGGTAATATAAATATTACAGCTTTAGGTAATATGCTAGAGCGTGATGCTAGAGAATCTGACGCTAATGATAATGTATTATCTGGCCTTAAAACTAAGAATAATGCATTTGTGATACCTTTATCTGCATTATCTGACAATAAATGGTTAGAAAGTAGATTTATATCTATGATTGATAAACTGGTTATTGATGTACATATGCCAGGTGGAGCTTTCATCCAAAGATCTGCATTTGGACTCGAAGCTACTAGCTAGAATGTTATTACAGAAGATATGATCAATGATGGAAAACCATTACTCATGATTAATGATAAGGATGGTTCTATGGATTCTGTAGTAAGTATAAATCTATTTAAACATATGATACCTAACTACAGTAAAATGACATTTAAACAAGCTAGAAAGTGGTTATTAGATCATAATATTATAGGATAGAGTGCAGATGCTACCGGAATTGGTTATCGTATTCCTACACAGTCCATTGCATCAATATCTGCATTAAGATTCGTAGATGTATTCCCTGAAATTATGGGTGATACTATCATGCTACCTGAAGGATTTACTAAGCTTACTGGTTCTGACTTTGATATTGATAAACTGTATGTAGCTAGATACTCCTTCAATAAGAATGGAGGTATTATAACTCATGGGGATGCTTTAACTAGAGAAGATGTGGCTAGCGCTTATAAGAATGACATTATTAAAATGTATATCAAAATTCTTCTTACTAAAGATAATTCAGCTATGTTAAAAGGTTCTATTGATGATGCTACTGATACGGTTAAGGGAATACTTAAAGATATTGAAGGTACTAGTTCATATCATCCAGAACCATTTGAAGTATATACTCCTAGATACCAAGAAGATAGAAAGGCAGAATATACTGGTGGTAAGGCTGGTATTGGCCCTTTTGCATTGAATAATGCTCATCATATTCTTACTCAGTTAGTAGGTATCAGAATGCAGAGTAATGAATTCACAGGAACTTTATAGATAGAAGATATAGGTCGAATATACGACTATCCTACAAAAGGTAATCCTAAAGGAGGTCGTATATTAGACTGGTTATCTGCTATGATTAATGCGTTCGTAGATATAGCCAAAGACCCTTATATTGTTAAGCTTAATGTTAATGCTTGGACATATAATATGGTGTCATTCTTATTACGTACAGGTAAAGGCGCTCAAACATTCTATTTTGTTAGACAACCTATCTTAGTAGAGATGGCTAATGAAGTACTTAAGACTAAAGGTAAATATGGCATTGATAGAACTAAGACCCCTTCTCAACTTGAGAAAGAAGCTATTGAAAAAGTATTAGATAAATACGACCCTACTAAAAAGTTACGTAGAAAGTATGAATATATAAACAGAAAAAATGAAACTAAAGCTTCAGAATATCAAGATCTATTTAGAACTTATATTGACGATAAAGGAGAAATAACGTCAAGAACAAGGTAGTTATTAAAGATTAACCCAGAAGATTCTAAAGACTTTAATGAGGAACAAGTAAGAATATACTACGCTTGGTTAGCTCTTAAACCTTATGCAGACGACTTGGCTAATCTAGTTAAATTCTCAAAGATCGATACTAAGAAGACAGGTAAAACTTTTGCTGAGTAGGATATATATTACAAAGGCATGAAAGATATGGAAGAAAATAGTAAATTCGCTAAAGGTGAGGTTACTAGATTCTTTAATGAAACATTCATTCGTACAAAAACAGAGAATAGTATACCTTTGGGTTCATCTATATTTAGAAACTTATTACTACGTAATACTGATCAATTTGCTAATCAAAAACATATAGCTTTATCATTAGTAGGTAGAGCCGCTAATGCTGATTCTAAATTACTTAGCGCAGTAATAAATGGAATGGAAGCTTAGATAAAGAGTCAATTCTTTAATCAATATGTTAAGGATAACAATATAGACTTAAATACTATGTTCCAAGGGCATAATTCTATACCTAATAGATTGTATCGATTTAAGTAGGAGATATTAAAGGGTAATCCTAGATTAAGTCACTTATTAAACAATGATGGTACTATAGCTAATGATTTTGTCAACTACTTAATTCCTAATATTAATAAAAATGGTTTGGACTTTATTGATAGATCGGAATAGTTAAATGCAGATCAGGCGCAAGCTAACAATCTTATTAACTATTGGAGGCAACTGTTAGATGATCCAGAACCATCAGTTAAGAGATTGTTCAGAGATTTAGCAGTATATTCTTTCTACACATCTGGAGATAATACAGTGATGAATGCATTCTTCCAATACCTGCCTAATAGTGAAAGGGTAAGTATGGGATATACTCAATTCATTCAAGGTAAATTAGATCAAATGGTTAACAATGCAGATAAATCTTATAATGACATTGAGGATTTATTCTTGAATAATTGGTAGAATGATAAGCTTGTAAGACCTGTAGACATGTATGGTGGTAAATATCAAGCTCCATTAAGATCTGTAAGCCTTAATAAAGATGCAGCTATGCCAAATATTATATTAGGATAGAGAACTGATATGTAGGCTGCTGTTATTAAACCATTAAACTGGGTAACAGTAGATGATATAAAATACCCAATATTCCCTCCTTATGTTAAGGTAAAAGACAGTTTAGGTTTTGAACCTGCTAACTGGCATGTGTACAGATTAATAGGATATATTGATAAACCAGAAAGAACATGGTAGGGGAAGCTTACTGGCAGAACTCTATACACTCCTATATATGGTCTGGTATCTAAAAAGGGTTATAGTTACAAGGGCCATACTATTATAGAATATGGTTTATCAACTCAATTTGAATTCAATAAGGAAAATGAATGGGATTATTTTGAAGCTTTGAATAATCTTGATGCATTATCTGATATGACTGATGAAGTAGAAAGAACATACTTTGAACAAGATAAAGCGTATATGCACCATATTGGAGAATTACCATCATATTCTGGTATGAATTACGCTATAGCTGAGTAGGATAGAGTATTTGAATATGACCAGGATGATGCTGATGATAGTTCTGAAGGTGTACTGTTAGAAGAAGCTGAAGAACCACAGAAAAGTACGAAAGATATACAGTCTTCTAATGAATCGAATGTCATTATCCGCGATAAAGACAATCCATATTCAAAAACTGAACCGTTATTATAGCAGAACAGAGATAAAGCATTTGTATTTACTGAGAATGCGCAGGCATACGCTGCAACGCACCCAAACATGCGTGTAGAAAGTGATGAGTTGTTAAAAACGGCATCACCTGATACAGTTAAACTCTATGTGAGCGACATGCGTAATAGTGATACACCAAATACCGCTGGTATACGTAGTACGGATGGCGTTACACAAACACCAAATGTGTTCGGTATCGTTGTTAAGAAGTATTAGTAGCTAAACGGTAAATATGGTTCGTTTGCTAGACAAGAAGGTTAGTTCTAGGATACTGATGGAGACTTTGAATTGTTTAAGCAGTTCAATGAAGATTTCTTTGATAAATTAAAAGAATTCAAAGCCAAACAAATAGTCATGCCTGGTTCAATAGCATTAGGTAGAGCTGCATTACCATATCGTTTCGCATAGTGGCTATAGAATAAGATTCAGTCTGAATTAGGTATTGCCTATGATCTATAGTAGACAACTACACCCGGTTATACAGGGTTTGGTCTTAAAAGAAGTGTAGGAGCTGTCAAAGAAAACAGTAATCAGTACGTTTGGGATGTATTCTCTGAAAACAATTATGAAGTATCCTCAGCAGGTGATAAGAGGTTTAGTGCTTTATATGCTACATTCAAACCTGGCACTGTTATAGATGACGTAGATGTATCGAATATGTCAATCGAAGATGTTTATCAGAACATAATAAAGAAGAGTGGTAAAGGCCAAGCACCTAGTAAGGATTCAAAACTATATAACCCTAATCTTACGACTAAAGAACAGCGTGAAGACTTTAGTTATAATAATGGTTATTTACCATTGTGGCAAGAGTGGGCTAGACAGAACCCAGATTTGATTGCAGAGTTAGCTGAAAAAGCTGCTGGTAAGACATTGACCGATAAGTTTGCCAACACCAATGTTAGTCAAGCTAGGGCATTAAGTGATATACTTATTTAGCAACAAGTACAAGATGTAAACAATATATCAGAAAAAACTGAAGCATTTGGAGTTGAATTAGCTAATGGTTCTAAAGATTTCTGGAGTAAAGTTAATGACTGGGTTAAATCAAATCCTAATGGTATAGTAGCATATAGGAAATATGGTGATAAACCAGAAACGTTTAGTGGATCTTCTGTAAATAAAGGTTGGATAGGTAATCCATTTAGCGTGACTACAAGGGGATCTGATACTGTATAGCAATTTTATGATTGGCTCGTCACAGGAAATAACTTTGGTGAACAGAGAGCAACTGAACAATTTAGGCAAGCTATTATTCAAAAAATATTAAATACTCCTGAAAATAGTAAAGTATTTTATTACACTGAATTGAATAGACCATCACATGCTACAGTTATAGGCTATTTGATTAGAAACAAGCAATTATTAAATCAAAATATTTCTTTAACTAAAATTACAGATAATAATCAGCAACATACTAAAAATGAGAAAGTGTTGACTAAATAGGATACTAAGAAATTAAACTTCGATGAAGTAGCTTCTAAAGTATTTGATTTAGTCAATAAATTAGGTATTTAGACGGTATTAGTAGATCAAAGTTAGCTTATTCAAAGCGCTACTATTGCACAATTTGATTCTGATAATAATCGTATAAAATTACGAAAAGATTATGAAGATTATGTTAAGGAAGCAGGTATATCTCTAAATAACCTACTGCTTCATGAATACATACATGTTATTACTTCATATGCTATTGATAATGCAGATAAGATGTCTGCTGATGTTTAGGCCGCGGTGAAAACGATAAAAGCTACATATAAAACCTTATTAGAAAAAGAAAAAGATAATTATGTTGATTTTATGGGAAGTATATTGCCAGACAGTAACGATTATTATGGGCTTAAATCTGAGTACGAGATGATTGCTGAATTAGCGAATCCTAACTTTAGAAAGATACTTAGTAAACACAATTTACTTGATAAGTTAATTTCAAATATTAAGGATCTTATATTTAGGTTATTCGATAAATTTGGTATATCCCACAATCCTACACTCGAAGACAGTTTGGTTGCTAGTCTTGATACATTGATTGATAACTTTGATTCAATGATCTATAATGATTGGAATAAAACTAGAACTGCACAAAGATGGTTCCGTGATAATATTCAAAGGGTGTCAATAAATAAATATATCGGTAACAAGGTAATGGATCAAGTAAACACGTAGTTAGAAAATGAACCTTACGAAGAAGTTGCTGAACTTATCATAAATATCCCTACAGACATAGCAAGAGACATATATAATTAGCTTGGTAGATAGAACGCAAAGAATAAACCGTTTATATTATCGTTTGATGGAGGTTCCATCATGTTTGCAAGATTAACTGGTTTAAAGCCAAGTGATAAAAAGATGCAGGGAAAATATACTGAACTTGATACGTATGATATGACTATAGAAACTCATCCAGAAATAATTCCAATCGAGGAATATGAGAAGGCTGGAAATCAGTATAGACCTCTTGCAGATGTAGGTTCTACTTAGGCTCTAACTAGTATTGATTTAGTATCATTATACGACCAAGGAAATCGTAGAGTATCTGAAGTATTAGATTAGCTGAGTGATCTCACACAAGAAGAGAGGCAGACCTACTTGAATGAGTTTGCTCAATACATGCGAGATAATGATGTTAATACTCAAGACAAACTTGAGGAAGCGTTAAGAAAATTCATATGTAATTTATAATTCCAGATAATATGTATAAATGTCCAAATAAAAATCTTCCAGAATGGAAGGAACTAGAAAGAGTTGTACCAGAAGTTGCATATACTGTCTGGGATTTGAATAATGGTCATGGTATAGATAAGGCTCCAAATGGGGAGCCTTCTATACTGTTTTAGGATTTATTAGATCATTTTGATGGCGATAGAGAAGCGGCTATAAAAACTAAAGTAAATGTGTTTAGTAATGAATTTAAAAGTTGGTTTGATAATCGTAGCGTTACTTTTTTGAAATAGGATAACGGTTCTATAGATTACTTATTTAGTACTAATCCGGAATTAGAAAAGGTAGGTACTAAGGACGAATATAAATAGTATCTAAATACTATATTCCCAAATAGTAAGGTATCTGAGGTTTACTGGCATGGCACTGATTCCGACTTTAGTGAAGGTATACAGAATACAAAAAAAGGCAAAGGTTCTGGGGCTCCCGAAACTAAGGGAGAGATGTATTTCAATAGACAACCATGGGCTTCATTGTAGTATATTAGTGGCATAAATAGGAAAATTCCAGACAAGGATGGATATAATAATTGGGTAAAATTATGGTGGGAATTAAAAGAAATACTCGGTAATGGTAGAATGTAGAATGATGACTGGAAAAGTATAGTAATAGGTCCAGATATTAGACAAGAAATACCTAATAAAAAAGGAGTATTTAATCGTAATGAAGGCGGAGAAAACGGTAGTTTTTTAAAGGAAAGAAAGGCTCTATACGGTTATGAAAATAAAACTGATAAAGAGTTTTTTGAAGAAGTATTTGGAATTCGTTACGGCAAAGACACCTTCCAAGATTGGGTAGACAATAACGCTAAGGTATTTAGATAGATTTGGAATACCAAGCAAGTTAAAAAAGGAATGTATCCAGTTCTATTAAATGTTCAAAACCCAATAATAGAAGAGAATTAGAATACTTATTATGAAGAATAGAGAGGATTAATGACTTCTGCTAAGTAGAATAACAATGACGCTATTATTTCTAATCGTTCTAAAAATGAGTTTAATTCTGATGTCATTGTAATGTTGTATCCGTAGAAAGATGTCCATATACTTGGAACATATCAGGATATATAGTAGTTTAAAGAATGGAAAAAAACTAGTAATGCATCTAAAATAGTAGACGAAAATGGAGAACCACTATTATCAGAATTATTATCATCGTCAACAGTAACTTATAATCCAGAAGACTTTACTCCAATACCTCAAGAGGATATGAGAGTAATCAATGAAGTAACTAAATTATATGAAAAAATATAGAAAGGTTTAAAGGATAGATTAAACTCTATTAAAAGATACACTGTTAAGAATCCTAAAGTATGGAATCAGCTATAGACTGTAATACAGTAGTTGGCTAACTCTGAAACAGAAGAAGGCATATATCAATTCTTACAACATATTGATGAATCTATAAACGATAGTATTAAATTCTTAAGTAAACCTACAAAGAATATTAGTGCTAAACAGATTAGATAGTTATCTAATGATTATATTGGCTTCTATACGCCTCTTATGGATGATATAATATATTTATTCGATACTACTGATATATTTAAAGATAAACCTAATTATGATACTATAAAAGAATTAGCTAATACATTATCGCAACAAATAGATAGTGTTAATAATAAGTTTATAAATGTACTTAAATCTAAGGGTTATAGTATGTTACAGCAGTATCTTACAGAATTAGGTATGCCACAGAATATGATATAGGATACTATCAATTGGTTAGATGATCCTAAACATGATTCTAGTTTATTTATGGATTGGTTCGGTATGTCTAGTAATAGCAATAATGCTGTACAACAGATTATAGCTAAACTACTTAATGATACTAAAAATGCTACAGATAGAGAGACTATGGAGGTTGGCATTAAATTAGTTAAATTAGTAAATGCTGCTAAAGAGAAATATGGCAACGATGTGCAGAAGTTATTATATGAAAAATTAGACGATGGTACATACTCTGGTAATAAGGTATCCCCACTGAATAATGGTCAATTAAAGCGTGACCAGAGATAGTTCATGGATAAATTAGCTGAAAAATTAGGTATATCTAAAGACAATAATAACATGTATGTGTTACCGCAAAATGAAGATATACAAAAGAAGTGGTTTGATGAACTAACTAAGTGGTATGCAGATAGAGCTCAAAGGAGATACAAAGCTGAATATTATATTCTTAGAAATAAGATGCTGTCTATGAAGACTAGAGATGCTGAAAGAGAGATCCAAAGTATGATAGATGGTATTACACAATCTATGACTATTAATGGTGTATAGTATGAAAACCTACTTACAGAAGCAGAGTACAAATAGCTAGAATCTTTACGCAAACAAAAAAGATTACTATCTAATATATTTAATATAGACGGTAGTGAAAAAACTGGAATAGATAGAGTAATAGCAGATGAATTAACTGCTTTTCATGAAGAAGTAAATAAACATATTAAATATGATATTGATAAGGATAAGTATGAAAAGGATTTAGCTAAAGTAATAGAAAGATATGGAGGTGAAACCGCTGAAGTATAGTTATGGAAACAAAGAAATACTGTAACTAGGTATACTCAAGATTTCTATGACAGAATAGCTAATCTAGAGTCTGATCCTGCTAATAAAGATCCCGAAAGTACTTATTAGAAACTGCGTAATAGGAGAAGACAATTACAAAATTTATATAAGGATCCTCATACCAATAGGATTGACATTAATTCATTAAGCGATGATGAGAAAAGAAGCTTATTATAGTTAGATCAAGATATAGCAAATGCATATACTGCTACTCAAAAAACAGAAGGAGCTGATAAATTCTCAAATTTTGCAGAAATAGTAAATACAGAATAGTATTATCATGATATGGAATAGGCTAGAAATGCAGGCGTCCAAGCATATAATGAATGGTTTAATAATAATCATTATGAAGATGTAAGAGGATTTATGCATCCAGCTTCATATTATACAGAGCTTAGACCACTACCTGAATTTGCTTAGTAGTATACAGAGATAGTACCATCTAGTAAATATTCTAAAATACTAGAATCTTCAGAGTGGTACAATCCTGAATTTGATGAAAACGGACCTGCTATTTAGCCTAACAAGAAATATTATGATAATAGTAAGGCTTATAACGAAGTAATGAATAAACCTGAAGTAAAGGAATTATATGATGAAATTACTAATATAATGAATGAGGCTATGAGTTTCATATCATTCCTCACTAATAGTAATGAAAATATGATGCCACAAATAGAAGCTAGGTTTATGTAGGTATTGAATCGTAAAGATGGAATATTAAATAAGTTAAAATATGCTGTAGAAGATTTTGCTATAACAAAAGAAGATGATTTAGATTTCGTTAAAGAGTTTTCTACTATGCCTAATGGAGATCCTATTAAAGTAATACCTACTAGGTTTATTACTCCTTTAGAAGATACAAATAGTATATCTACGGATGCTGTATCTGCTGTAGTACAGTTCTACAATATGGCTGCTAATTATAAAAATATGTCAGCTAAACAAGATGAAGTAGAATTAATGCTCAATTTACTAAAATAGTTATCTATAAGAACCTCTAAAGAATTAAAAGGACCTGGATCTACTAATGTATATAAATAGTCATAGTTATTAGTAGATAGATTGATGTATGGTAGAAATAAAACTCCTATTGAGGGTAATGTGTTAGGTTATGATATTAACTTTGGTAAAGCTTTAGATATTGTTAGAGGATTTGTTACTAAAGTAAACCTATCTGGTAACTTATGGTCTATAGGTACTTCTTTCTTTACTGATGCTACTTATACTACTTTAGAAGCTAAGATGGGTAGGTATTTTGATTTAGAAGATTTAAACTTTGCTAGATCTGAATTTGCTAGAGAACTACCTAACATGATGTAGAACATAGGTAATCCTAATCCTAAAGGTAGATTACCTTATTTACTTATGCTTAATTAGGTAGTAAAAGATAACAAAGAGTTATTTGATAGATTAGACTAGAGTTAGGTATTACGTTCTATTAATCAAAATTTTTGGTTTGCTGGATATACGTAGTCTGATTACACTGTTAAAAGTCATACTTTATTAAGTATCTATCATAATTATCGTTTGGTTGATAATGAAGGTTTTATGTCAAAGCAATAGTATATAGATAAATTCTACTCTAATGACAGAAAGAAAGGAGCAGTAGAATTTAAATAGCTTACTACTACTTTATATGATGCATATATAGAACTTCCAAATGGCGATGTAGTGGTAGATGATAAATATAAACCTTTAATCACAGATAAATTACTAAATGATGTACGTAATAGAATAGAAATCATAAGTAAACGAATAGATGGTACTATCCGAGAAGTTGATAAAGCTGCTGTACATGCCAATGCGATGGCTTCATACTTAGTATTACATCGTAACTTTATGATTTCTGCATTACACGATAGATTCAAACCTAAACAGTATAATTTAGATTTACAAACTATAGAGGAAGGTTACTATAGATCTACAGGTAGATTCTTGAAGAATATTATAGCTAATAGACATTTTGCTATTAAATAGTTATTAGCTGATTATAATAATATGCAAGAGTATGAACAATATGCAGTTAGAAGAGTATTAAATGAACTAGTTCTTATAGCTGCATCCACTGTTGTAGCGCTTACTATAGCTAGTATAGTTGATGGTGATGATGATTATGATACTTGGTTAACACAATCAATAACTTATTTAGCTATGCGTTCAGCATTTGAGTTCCGTACTATGTATAATCCTTTTGAATTTATGGCTTTAATTAAATCTCCAACAGCAGCTTTCAATTGGTTTGATAATATTAGTAGTTTCATAAACTTGATTAATCCTGCTTCATATATTGGAGATAGAACTCCATTTACTATCATAGATAGAGGAGTATATAAAGGTATGCCTGTAATACTTAAAAATATCATTAAAGTAACACCATTTAAGAGCGTTATAGAAGCTCAAGATCCTAAATCAAAACGTAATTACCTACAGAATCAATTAATGAACTTCTAAAGTTTCTATATCAATTCTCAATTAGTCTAAATACTCTAATAAAAAGATAAGCCTACTGACTATTAAATCAGTAGGCTTTTTAGTTATGAAGACTCACCAATATCTTCATAACTATAATAGTCTTCTTCTGGTAATTCTGCTTCTATAGAGTCACCAAATCTATACCAGCTATAGAATAACCTTTTTTCTAATTCTGGCACTTTTATACCTTGCCAAAATCTATTAATCTCTAGCATGGCATCTAGAGTGAAAGGTTTACCATTATTACGAAGACGTTTAATATCTTTATTATACTTAGGATTACTCAGACAATAAACAGTATAATGTCTTTTGTTAATAGTTATATAACGTTTATTGTAGTAAGAGTCTAACCTAGATAATTTACAGTGTGTTTCAAGAGACTCAACAGTATTTACACTACTATCATAAACAAGAAAGACCTTTTCTTCTAAAAAAGGTCTATTTTTATCAGATGTAAAAGCATTTATAAATCCACTTTCTACAGTTAAATCTCTCCACGTAATATTATCATCACATAATGGGACTATATAAATACTTACATCATTCAAGTTCTTCAGTACCATCTTCTTCGTAATATTTACGAGTATGGTCCCAATTACCTGTCTGATAATGATATGATAGTTCTGTTAAAGTTTTGACAATAAGGTCCTTACGACTATCTAACTCTAATTCATTAAACATGTTAAATACTCTCACTTCATTATTACTATTTGTCTGAATAGCAATAATATATGCTTCACAATCATAATCTGAAATGTCAATTCCTTGATCTTTCATATACCAACTAATTGCAAGCAAATAATAAGTTATCTGTCTATAATAATCAAACTCTTCTACAGAATGCTTAAAATTATAGACATCACTAGTTGTTTTTAAGTCGATTAAAGTAATCTTCTTATTTATATGGTCAAATATGCATCTGTCAAGTAGAGACTTACAAGGTGCAATCCAATCATTAATAGGTAATTCCCAGTTAATATGAAACTCATTATGAGATTCTACTCCAGGAATATCTTCTAATAACTCTTTTGCTTTTTTATGATTATCAATATTATTCTTAATATTTTTAAGCATATTTAAATCAGCAAAAGATATTACTTTACGATTATCTTTTTTACTTTGTAATGCTTTAATATAATCAGCATAACGATTACATAGCTCTGTAGCTTCTTTTAAGACGATTTCAGAGCTTTTTGAATTACTGTATGCAGATTTGTATGCAGCAATCTTTTTATCGTCTTCTATGAGCTCTAATGAATTAGCATAAGTCTCACAGAAATCTTTTTGTTGCTTTACTTTAGGCACTTCATAATCAAGAATTATATAATCATTCCAGAAATCCTCTGGTTGAAGTATATATTCGTGAATCATAGTACCCCTTTCGAGCTGAGGAAGTTTTAATCCTTCCTCTTTTCCATCTATCATATCTCGATAGAAACGCGGTCCTTTCTTTAAGAACCAACCAATAGCTGAATTGGAAATACGTGTGTTATCAGAATAATATTCACAATCAATAATCATTCGTAATATCTCCATTTAAATCCACAACAATGGTTACGTTCTCCTTTGCAACACTTAATTATATTTGCTATATTAGTATTAAATTCTTTAGATGCATCTGTAATTGTATTCCATCTTTTAATTTCGTTCATGTCTAAATCATATTGAATTACTCTTCTAGTAATATTGTTATTGTTTCTTCGCAAATGAATATTTTTATAAGTATTATTATACTCATAATTACACCATTCCAAATTTAAAACATTATTGTTACTTTTATTTTCATCAATATGATTGACACAAGAATAATTATTAGGATTAGGAATAAAATTCTCAGCTACTAATCTATGAATTAATAGTGTCTTATTCTTACCTTTTTTCGCAAGAACTACATACTCATAACCAGCTGTTGTAGTAGTTGTTTTACGTATTTTTTCTTTAATTAAGAGTTTTCTACCAGATTTACTATTTATATATCTAGTTAAAGATTTTACTTTACCTGTATTACTTATCTGGTATAAACCTTCATAACCTTTTATATCTTTCCAAATTTCCATTATAATATTATTTTATTATTATAACGTAATCTTCATAATAAGGTTTATTTTTCTTCTAAGTTAAAATCAATAGTTACTATTTTAGGTCTTTCTCTTTCAAGATAACTGTCAGTTAGTATACTACAATTATATTGATTTAAATGACCATATGATATACCATCATGCCAATGTCCAAAAAAATGATGCTTATACTTACCAAAACAGTAATGTTCAAGCTTTTCATTATAATTAGGATTTTCATGAGTAATTAGTATATCACAATTTTGTATCTTTTCATATGGACATATATACTCATCATATTCATTCTGAATATCTTCAAATGCCCATGTTTGCCAATGTATAGGAGCTATCCAAGGAGTTCCATAAAAAGTTATTCCTTCATATTCATATAGTTCATCAACAAGAAATACTACTTTATCATTAGTTAAAGCTGACATCTTAATCTTAAAATCTTGCCAACTCAAATTCTTTACAGTATCATTGATAAGATTTTCTATATAAATATCATGATTTCCTGGAACTACAATTACCTTTTTACACGGTAATTTGTCTACCCAATTGACAAAAGTAATAGACCAGAATTTATCTGATTCTTCGTTATCTCTCTGAGCGAGTAAATTTACTACATCGCCTGCTATACATAACACATCACATTCTGGTATATTAATTAAATGACCATGTACATCACTTATTGCGCAGATTTTCATGGTATAAAGTTTTAGTTAATTTATATATAATTATACTATAAAATAGTATCATTTCTTTAGTTTTTTTATTAACTCATCTACCTCCTTCTGATTATGGACTATATAGAAATTGACTCCTATATTATTACTATATAAGTAATATCTAAATAGTTTCTCTCTTAAAGGCCAAGCTTCATTAGGATATCCTTTACATTCAATAACAAAGTTATCTCCTACAAAGTCAGGTAGATAAGTCATTGCTCTATACTTTTTATTATCAAAAGTAAAAGCTGGAAGCAGCTCATATCGATGCATCTCGTAATCTGCTATGATATTTGCTTCTTTCAGCTTTTTATATGTATAAGTTTCAAGTTTACTACGAAATTTAATTCCATCATATTCATTTGGAGTTGCATTTCGTACTTTACTATTTAGCTATTTTTTTCTTCTCATTAATTTTCACTTTTATAGTACTTATATTATTAAACATAATATACTCATCTTTATTATAGGCTTTTATAGTACTTTCTAATGTTACATTCTTATTATTATATAAGCTAATTACTCCAAATTTGAGTAATTTCCAGAACATTACTGCTTTAGCTTTATTAATATTAGATCGTAACCAACTTATAATATAATCTAATAAAAAGATAGGTATACTATATATTACTAATAACCAAACTAATGGAATAGATAATATAAAACCAACTTTTTTAATAAATTTCTTCATATAACCAATTTTTAATAGTTTCAAATCCATTAAGCTTAACTGCATCAGATATATCTTTTGCTTTAAACTTTTTATGGACTAACATTCCTTCTAAGCCTGTTTTAAGGCTCATTTTACGAAGATATTTAACTCCAGCTATATCTCTATCAAATAAGATAATTATACGTTTAAAACGCTTCTTAAGCTGGTTTAGAGCCTTATCTGGGATAAATGTAGACTCCGATGATGGGCTTATTGCAGGAATACCCATCTCATATAAACACATGACGTCTTTCATACTCTTTGTAATAATGAGTATATCTCCAGTTTTAGGTAACTGTTTAAACCCCTGAATGTCGTTCTCAGTCAGGTTATTACGCCACTTTGTATATTTATCTGCTAAAGGTCTATATATCTTAAAATTATTGTAAACCTTATAAGCATACATAGGATTGTTATCCTTGTAAATGCCCTTTACAACTCCATTACATAGATAATATTTTATACTACTTACTCCAAATTTCTTTAGAGTAGTAGTAGAAATATTAAACTGAGACCAGTAATTGATATCTGTTAGAGTAAAGTCTTGTCTTACAATACCAATTACTGTCTCGGTTGACGGTATATATTGCTTAGAGCTAACGAGTTTCGTATCATTAGTAATTTTAAGCTTACTAACTATATCATTAAGTATATCTGAATAGTTAGTTAATCCTGTAAATAGTGATACAAATTTAATTACATTACCACATTCTCCAGTACCATGATCCTTAAACATTAACTGTTTAGTCTTCTTACTATAATAACATCCAAAAGAAGGAGTTTTATCCTTTCTTAATGGTGAATTATATATCATACCTACTTTAAAATTACCAATATACGCTGCATATATATCATACTCTGTTACTTTAGATAATATCCAATCTAAAGTAATACTCATATTGTCTTTTATTTTCGTTGTATCGTAAATCATATGATATATTTTAGTGATAGTTAAGGAATCGAACCTTAATTAACCATTACTATCATAAAAACGTGAGTGCATGCTATCCCTATTCTATGAATTTTGATGCCTCCGTCACACCTTACATTCGGCGTATTACCGTCGATTGCTTCTTATCTCACATAGTGGCATGCTACTCACGTATCGCTATATTATGCCTAGCGTAGGCGGCTTATAGGATTATCTACAAAATTAGAAAGGCAGATCATTACTAGGCTGTTCACTTACAGTAGTAGTAAGAGGATTAACCTCTTTAACTTCCTTATCTGCAACAATTGGCTTAGTAAATTGATCGATACCTGTAATTTCTCTAATCATGCTTTCATTCTTACCTTCTTCATAGAAACCCATAGGAATATTCATAGGCTCAATAGAGGCAAACTTGACATAACTAGGAAGTGTAGTATAACCTTTATCATTATAAACTATCTTTACTTTAAGTAAAATATCTTTATTAGCATTATTAAGCATTGTTACTACCCAGTTAGCAAATTCTTTATAAGAACTGCCACTGAATGCTAATACATTCTTAGGATAGAAACACTTAAGTATACGCATAATACGAGTTACCTGGTTAGTAGCTTTACTTTGATTCTGTTCTTCAGTATCACTTTCACGAACAGCTGGTTCCCATTCAGTATGAACAAGACTCTTACCATCTTTTTCAAAAGTAAATTCAATGAATTTCTTCCCTGTAGGAGACTCTGCAAACTTTGCGGATACAAACTTAACGTTGTCATGAATACCCGCTTCTAGGTATTTAGTGTTATTACCATTATCTGACAACTTTACTTCATTTGCTAATTCTGTACTAAATATCATAATATCTTATTTTTAATTATTCAGGTAAATAAACTTTATTCCAATAAGCAGTAATGTTGTTATTTTCATCACTCTCTGCTATTACTATATTCTTTCCTCTTAAATGAGGTGCTCTAGCTTCAATAACGGAATTATCTCCTCCTTCAAATGAGATATGTGTCTCATTTTTCTTTCTATATACGTAACCAACAGCATCTGCTTCGCCACATATAATATTTGCTAATGCACCTACTAAATCAAGAGACATCTCTGATAATTCTTGTCCGTTTTTGTTAATTAATTTATCCTTAGTATGACCAATAAGGATAAAATTGTCGCATAAACCACGGAACATATCAATAACTTTTCTTACAGCTTGTCTTATGTATAAATAACCTGCCCCATTTGGCAAGGTTCTTAAGTCTGTACCTTCATAACGCTTTCCCATTTGAGTATTTTTGTAAAGTTGAATTGCGAAACTCATGCACATTTCTTCAAGACGTGTAGCATTATCTATAGTAATATACTTATATGGCTTACTACCTGATATTTTAATTTCTTCTCTAATGGCATTCGCTATATCTCCTAGTTCATTTACTGATCTAGCTTGAATTGCTAATGCCTCTAAAAACTCTGAACCACCTTCTAAGTCAATAATAAGGTTATTGTCTAGAGCCGCTGCTAAAGTAGTTTTTCCTGATTTAGGACGACCAAAAATTATTAAAAATCTAGGATTTTCTACTTTAGCTTTTACTTTTTCTTTTGGTAATACAATCATAAAAGCTTTTATTTTTTTGTATTCCTCTGATAAAGTTCTGATAATTTCTGATAATATGGAATAAGATATTTTAATTAAAACAAACCACGTTTCTTAATATTAATCGTGATATCGATAATAGTTTTCTTTGTCTTCGGTTTTAAATAGTTCAAAGAACCAAATGCAATAGGAATTACTTCATAACCAATCTGTACGAAGTTATCAAAGATTTTAACTGGAGTACCAAACTCATCTTTAAAGTCATAGTCAACATCAAACGGACAATGTTCCTTTGCATAAATATCAAGTGCATTAATAGCCTTGAAGAATTCTGTTTCTAAGTCGAAATTAATTACATTATCTCCCCAACACTTAAACGGACAATTAGCACATTCCTTCGGTAACCATCCAATATTATGAGTCTTACTTAAACCTAAAGTAATGATATCACCTGCACCTGCATATTCAATGCCATAGCTACAAGAAGGATAATCACTCTTACTTTCTACAGTCATCCAAGGATAAGCGTTAATTACTCGGTCCATTAAAGACTCCTTATATGTTTTTGCACTCTTAGTATTTTTCGGTAATGTAAATGTATATGATTTCATAATTTTCAGCCTTTTTAATTGTTATTACTAAACGAAATCTTCCTTACTGGTTCATCTTCTCGTATAGTCTCAATTAAGTTATTGTATTTAAGGTCATTGTCAAACTCAAGTATAGAACATTCACCTGCATCTCTATTCTTTAGAATATGCAAATAAACTTTATCTCTTACTGGTAGACGATTTGGTCCATAACTCTGTATATTGAGCACAATTTGTATTCTCTGCAAGCTCTTTATCTTGCACTCTACACCTTCATCTTATACGTGTAGTTTAGACTATTTCTTAATATAATCTTTTATATTTTCAGAAAATAATATTAATTGTTCAAAGTTAGCACAATTTTTCATTATATTTGCTAATCTTGAAATAACAGCAATATTTCCAGGTATATACCCTTTACTATTGTCAATTCGATCAATAGAATAAGTATATTGTTTATCATTTAAAATAAACTCATGCTTAAGAATTGGACATTCTTTAGGAATTATTATATCATTAGGAGTAATATTGAATTTAATATTACATCGTTTTGAATGATTCTTAGCATATCTATATAATACTATTCTATTATGATATTCTAAATCATGTTTTAGTTTATCATAATGTAACATTTTTTCTTTTGCTACTTGTTCAGTATATTTCCTTCTTCTATAATAATGGTATAACCTACTTTCCTCTGTACGACAATGTTTACATTGTGATCTTACATTATTTTTTTCAGTTTTACTATTATTCCATCGAAGTTCAAACTCACTAATAGGTAGATATTTACCACATGTAGTACATCTGAATAGGATAGTATTATTTTCTTCTTTTATTCTATTTTTATCTCTAATATTTATTTTCTTTCCGTCTATTAATAGTTCCATATAAGAATATTTAATTATTACTATATATGGAACGTATAATAAATATATAAGTTTATATTTCCCGCTTTCGTGGTAGAATTATTAACATAGCTTTAATAGCGGTAGTTTCACTACTAGTCGTTAGACACTATTTATATATTTCTATATAAACTTGGTACGGCGTTGCCCCATCGGGTTTTCACCGTTTAACGGGATTTATCCAGAACAGCTTTTTTATTCTGGCCTATGAATACATATAACGTAATCTGATGCATGAAAAATAGTATCAGCAGAAGATATATCGCTACGCATTGGATAATGCATAGATGGATTATTAATTCTTTCAGGATTTTCGATATTACGATTCATCTGTGATAGCTGTATTATTGTAGTATCTGGAAACTTTTTTACTCTAATAAACAGTTTCTGTAAATCGGAAATCACTTGTAGTGCACTTTCACGATTTTGACCTTCAACAAGTAAAGTATGATCAAGTATGATCACAAATTTTTTGCCTTTAGCTTTATTTTCGTAAAAGTAATCAATGGTAGATGCTATATCTGCAACAGTACCCGGTGTATCTACATAATATATCGGATATGATTTTATCTGTTGAGAGGTTTGTTCTACTTCTTCTAATAGTGTATTGTCTAAATCACTACTAGAACTATATAGCTGAGCAGTAGTTTGCCTTAACTTACTGCTCAATTTTCTACCTACTTGTCTAGAACTTAACATTTCAAATGAAAAATTAAGTACTACTACATCCTGATTAGAATTTAAGTCTATTAAATCACTTTCAAGCGTATTTACAAATGAACTTTTACCACTACCAGATATACCTACAATGGTATATATAGTATTAGGTTCAATACCACCCATACAGGATTTATTGAACTTATTCCATCTAGTACGTAAAGAAACAATCTCATGATTCTTTCTCTTACGGATATATTCTACTGCTTCATTAGTAGCAGAGGATATATGTCTAAATGTTAGTACTTTAGTAGATATCTGCTCCATAATTATAGTAATTTTGGTTAGGAGTTTCTACTTTCATTTGTTCCTCAATAGTTTCCCACTCATGTTGAGTGAGCCATTTCCACATAGTCTTCATATAACCTATTTTACCTGTACGCATACGCTCATCTATTTCATATTTTAAACAATCCATAATGTGTTCATGCATTGCTTTAGACTTGCCTATGATACGATTATATTCTTTCCTACATTTGTTTACATTAGCTCTGAGAAATCCTTTAGTTCCATCAGGTCTCATAACGTAAACTGGAAATTGGTCATAAAACATATCAAACATAGCTTTATCTTCTTTAAGAAGTTCTTCTAGTTTTTCTGTTTTACTTATGACTTGGGTATCTCTATCATATTGGATAGAAATTAAACCTTGAGTCTCTAACTCTTGTATTTCTTCTTCATTAACTAGGCTGAGAAGTCTCTGAATGTCTTGATTGATTGTTTTGATATCATTCAATACAAGTGTTAGGAATACTAATTGATTAATAGATAAAGTTGGTATTCTATCTAAGATAGAAGTGTCTATTTCTAAAATCATAGTCTTATATATTATATAAGCTTATGGTCTATCTGAAATATATCTGATAAGCCTCTGTTAATCCCATAGGCTCAATTGTAACGGTTTCAAATCTCTGATTATTTTATAGGCTTCCATAATATAATACCTATAATTAATCTTTCTTTCTTTAATTGGTTTATCATCAAATTTATTTAGAAGAGTAACACCAGATGCAGTAAGCATATTCTGATATGATTTAGCATCGCTATCATTACTATACTTCCATTTCCATAAATATCCACCATTAGTAGACGCATAGAAACGGTTAGTTCTCTGTTGTTCCTCGTTCATATATTCAACATGCCATTGTTTACCAGTTTTTTCAGACATTAGAAAATCTCTTATATCTGTACAATTTTTAATTGTATCTTCAACTGATATTCCGTCTTTAAAGAAGTTTATTACTGCTTTAGGTATAATTTTTGGAGTTAATCCTTTACCTAATTTTACAGTAGTAATAAACATTCCTTTCTCTTTTACTTTGTTATCTTCAGTAATAGCAAAATAATCATTAATAGCGTATTGGTACATTGCTTTAAAACGGTCTTCCTCTAAAGTAAGTTTAGTAAGCTGTTCCCATTCTCTACAAATACTGTTTACTTTAGAATATACATCTTTCTTTAGTAAGACGAACAGACCATCAGTATTTGCTTGGACGATTCGACATCCAATTTGAGTTAATTTTTCAGCTAACATAAGTAATAGTAACTGTCCATTAATTCTAATTTGCATCACTGCAAATGGACTATAACAGAAATTATGTTCATTCTGTAAGTTACCTGATAAACCATTTAAAGCTAGTTTTAACGTCTCATTTTTTACTTTATCACCATTGTGTTTAGCTTCTATTCGCTCATCTTTAATCTGTTTATATACTTCTAGAAACTCTTTACCTAAATGTTTAGGATAGAATCCGTATTCTATTAGCATACTCGGATATAGTGACTGGGCGTCGATGTCTATGAGCATTTCATCATCTCTAGGAATAATGATTTCAGGGCTATTCACAGAATGAATACCTCCTACTCCTACAGAATAGCGTAAATTATTAAATACAAACTTGTTCTCGTATCCTTTTCTACCTGGAGATACTATCTGATTTTTCATATCATCTAATACTCTTTGCAGAATAGGGCTATCATATTTAATAAATGGTAATATTACATCTTTCAATGGTATTATACTCATTGGAGACCTTAAATCTTTAATATCCTGCCAAGTTAAACCTGTTTTCTCTAGATATTTCTGAGTTAAAATTTTCATTCCAATATTTACACCATCTTTACTGAGTACTCTTACTCCATACTCATCTTCAATAGCAATTCGTAAATCAACGTCTTTCTTACATCTATTTAATAATTCTGAAGTAGATTCAATATCATTGATATTATAATCTATCATAGAGTCAAAATCTTCTAAAGGAAGAGGTTTAGTCCAATCACATACAAATTCCTGTACATTAGGATATTGCATTGTTACTTGAATTTCCTTTAAACCTACTCTAAGTTTATTAGAATATAACATAGTAAGAATATCAAAAGTATCAAACCATATCTGATACTTCCAATGCTTCCATGCATCTATGTTATCCTCACTTGAAGTAGTTATAGTTTTACTTAAGTTAAATATAGAGCTACATATAGTAGGTATATTATATTGCATTAATTTATCTTCATATTCAATTATATAATTGATTATAGGATTATCATAATGCAAATTATTATAACCACAGAATATAACATTTGCTGGAATATTAATATTTGTAGTATAATAATCTCCCCAAGTGATGTATTTATCTACTTGTTTAAAGAATTTAACTAAATCTCTTAGTTGATTTTTCCTTTCTGATATCTCAAATTTATAGATGTTGTTTGTTTCTGTATTTTTTACCGAACAATGAAAGATATTTTGAAATACCTCAATATCATATACGTAGACTATCTTTCCTCGTATAATCATATTATAAGTATTTAAAGTTAGATCTCATGGTTGGACTCGAACCAACGCAATCACACTACATAGTAGCGGCTCTACCACTGAGCTACATGAGAAACCAGTTTAAGTTATGGAAACAGAAATATTATGTTTTTATGCTGCTAATAACTTATTACGACTATAATAAGTTATACTATTATCTCCTTCAATATCTTTTACAGTTACTCCTGTAAATGATGTATCTTTCTCATACTTTTTAGCTAACTTGGCAGCTTTATTCTTTGCTTCATCTCTAGTAGATGCTTCAAAGTTTCCAGTAGCAAAATCATATACTCTCATATCATTATTAGAGCATTTTCTCTGTATAGCATATTGAAAGTTTCTTTTGTTAGGCTTTTCTTTAACAGATAGTTCTGCGGCACTAGGAGCCATCTGTTTACCTTTTTTAGGAGTTAAAGGATTATTACGTACTGATTCATCAAATTTAGCTTGCATAGATTTCTTTGCAAGTTTATCAGCTTTTATTTTCTCTTTGATTTGTTCAGTTGTTAACGTAACTCCCTTAGGTTTAGTGAACATATTGTTCTTAACTATACGCGTAAAATGTTTCTTCTCTTTACGGGTATATCGTATTGTAGGATCATATCCTGCTTTCATAAGAATATTCTTGATTAATTCTTTTTTAGATTGTTTTATAGATTTGTTTTCATTCATAGCATCTTTTGCTACTTTAGTAGTGTATTCAGATTGTTTTTTATTTCCTGCCCACTTTACAAATCCTATTACTTTCCCATTCTCATCATATTTAATGACTCCAGATGGTCCCGGTTTCTTGCTTACCGTCATTATTTGATAAGCCTTATAGCTTCTACGAAACTTATTTTTATTACTTCTATGATTCTTTATACCGGTTCTCTTATTTTTCTTTGCTAATATCTTTTTCATAATTTTGATAATTAAAATGTTAATACTAATTTAAAGGGGATTTACCCCTTTAAATATTATTTATGCAGCTAATGCTAAAGCAGGAGCTTCAATATTAAGTTCTGCTTTCTCATTAAAATCTGTAATATCTTTATTGATTTTGTTAATTTCTAATTGTAATTTATTTTTTAGACCTGCAATATAAGCTGAAGTAAGCTCTTCAGTTTTATCTAAGTTCTTCTTTCCTTTAGAACGTTTAAGTTTCGGATCAAGAGTCTTAATCTTACTTAAATGAAACAACTGTTCAGTCTTTTCACATAAAGTAAAGATATTAAGATAATTGTTATCTTTAGGTAATTCAGTAAATTTCTTATAACCCATATTAATACACTGCATATATAGTTTTAATAATATACGTTCTTCAGATAGAGTTTCAATCTTCTGAAGTAACGCTTTTAAGTCATAATTACGTTTAGCTTCCTTTGGAATAACATTTTCTTCTTTAATCTTATTCCAATAGAAAGTAATTTCATTAGAAATTTCCTTAATACGACCGATTTTACCTTTATTCTTATCTCCGAGCAAATATATTGATGTAATTGATTTCATATTGATTGATGTTTTTAAATGTTAAATACTCGACCAAACTACATCTACCAGTGGTAGTCCCTATGGGATTCAAACCCATAACTTACACATTAAAATATTAAGCAGTTAGTTGATTATAACGATATATTCTATCACTGTGTTTATTTTTAGATTTATATGTATCTAATTGAGAATCACAGTTTGGGCATAACAATCTTAAATTATTACGTCTATTATTATTTGCATGACCATCTATATGATCTAGAACAAATATTAAATCTTTATTGTTCCAATAATTATCGCATCCACATATACTACATTTGTTATTTTGTTCTTTTAAGATATACTTTTTTATCCAAAACATTGATGTTTTTCCGTAGTACTTGTCTTGATCTTTAAGATAATCCAAGTATTTTTGTTGTGACATATATTCGCGTTGACATTTATTAGAACAGTAAATTCCATACGAAGAATATTTCGGATGAAATTCTTTTCCGCAATTTTTACATATTGCTATTTTTTTAGATTCGTTATTAGGTCTCATAATATTTCTCTTTTATGTTATTATTAACATAACGAAGAAACTTAGAGCTAGTTGCAAAAAGTGTGTTACTCTATTCAATTGAGTTAAGGGACTGTGTAGTAATAACTGCCCAATTCAGCAGTAATTACTATAAATAGTACCCGATTCAGTACTATGAGATTATTTTTGTTTTAAGATAATATCCAAATCAATATTTTCTAAATTTTCTTAACTGGCCGAGTACTATAGGAATAACCCGTCCACCAGTTTTAATTCCAACTATTCCATTAAGCCCTTCAAGGTTAATGTCTTCAACATTGGTTATACCATTTTCTCTTGCATATTTTCTGATATTCTCTTGATTAATCCATTTAGAATGTAGTTCCCCATCTGAACAATTCCTCATACAATCAAACAAAATATCAACTATACAATCGAAATCCTTACGTTTCTTTGCCTCATCAATTATACTTTTAGTAATCTCATCAAAGGCATATTCATTTCGAGTCGAATTCGACCCAGTAATTGCATCTGCTATACTAATAGAAGCATCTATAATACTTACCGATTCATAAGTATTAAATAATCTTTGCCACCATAATGGCCCACTTCCGTAAAATAGAAAGACCCGTCCATCTTCTCTAATACTTACTTTTTTAGGCGTTTCGGTACGTCCTCCATTCCAAATCTGAATTTTAGACAATATGGCTGGCTCAGAACATATTAGAATTCGCAGAAGTTCTACACGTAATGAAGAAAGTCTGCCGTTCATAAGCTTCTACTATTTTTCTTCAGTAATCGTAGCAGTTACGTGAATTTCAGTTTCCTGATTATCTAAACCGCACTGCCGTAAATACTCAACCTGCATACGCTGATTCATATCCATATAACCACGGACAGTTTCAGCTAACTGCATACACTTACGTGTCATTTCTTCATAGAAGTTCAACACACTCTGGTTGGATAACTTAGTTAAGTCATTCAACATGGGAAGTTCTTCAGCTGTAAAGAACATAGGCTTAGAGCCTGGTTTGCTCAACCGTTCAATACACTCAATTACATTCTGCCGTGTTGCTTTAGTAAATTCAGGATCAGCAAGCTCAAAGACTAATGATGGATCATTCTTCTTTTCATTCAAAATGATTTTCGGACGTCCATCAACATCCTTCTCAAGTAAGCTTACTGATTCAACATCAATAGCCTTGAGAATATAAGCTTTTACTTCCTGACGGAAAGTATTCTTACCTGTAGCTACATCTTCTTTCCACTTAAGGTCAGGAGTTTGTGCTACGATTGTAAATATCTGCTGTCCAAAGAAAGGCCCAAACTTCTGGGCTGTTTGCCGATAGCGAGCTAAAATTTGAGCTGCTAAACCCGGAGTGTTAGCTCCATTAATATTATTTTCCATAAAAATGTTCCTTTTTGAGTCCGTACTTGATATACCAATACGAACATAGTTATACAAAAAATTGATAAAATCTCTCCACCGTTCGATTATTTAATAGCTATTCAAAATTGGAATAGGTGAACTCAATCACATAATCTACTAAGCATAAAAATAATAAATTGAAAATTTATGAGAAATACTCTGTGAGTTACTTCTGATAATCTCTGCTATTTCTTAGTTTTATCGTCCCGTTTCGACGGTTGAAATTCAACTTATGCGATGTTCAACGCACCCCTCACCGTAAGCGTATAACGCGATTAGATGCGATATAAGCCACTTTATCATCAGTTCCTTAGAACCTACTGAGTATGTCCGGTATTATCGAAATTCGTCAGAATTACGGTCGTTTAATCTAACATTACTAAAATCATAGACTCATTGCTTATAGCATGACCCATCTATACCATTTCCAGGATTTGTTTGTTTATACTGCACGAACATTAGGATTTCCACCTATCATCGTCTCCTTGTTTGCTTATGGAATATCTTCATCATAAGTGTACTATTGCCCTTACAGAGACAGTGTAAGAAACAACACAGGTAACTAACGATTCAGCGTTCTCTCACATACAATGTTGCGCATTGTACTTTACGAGTGTCTTAACAGTCAGCAATGTCGGTTGGCAGTCGGGGTGGTGATCTGTCTACTCACACTACTCTTACGAACGGTAGTCTCAGCGTTTACAGTTCCATTGGACTTCCCAATTAGTTAAATAGTTAAACAATTAGAGTTCATTTTATCATAGCTGACTCTATTCAGCGTAAGTAAAGTTGATTCATTAAGTATATCATCATATACTATAATTATTATTAAACTGGTTTTAGGATTCTAACTCTAAAGCATCTTTAATAACTCTATTTACTTCCTTAATCCATAACGATGTTTATTATCCAAAATTCTGGTATGAATTAGTATAATAAATCAAAGGCATTTGCATATCTTGAAATGCTTAAGCTCTGCCGTTTTTTACAAGGAGTTTCCTCTGCATCTCCTAATCTTATTTATTACCACGTAATAACACTTGCTAAAGGTGTCCGCTTCTAAGTTCAGGGTTATAGCGCCCTCATACTCGCATTTTAGACTATTATGTTTTAGTCTCGTCATTTCTCATATATTATACTCATCTACACGACAAAACTCATGAGTCACCTTAGACTTGAAAGACGGTATCAATCTCATATACCTCATCCCTTATACGTAAGTTCTTTTACAGCACACTATTTACGATAATGTACAGGATTGGCTCCTGTTCCACGATAATCAGTCAAGCTTTAACGTTTGCATGTTTAATTCTTGGATCATTGCGTTTCCAGCTTTCATATCCTTACTTTGTATAAGTATGTACCATAACACGGTTATCCTTACATTAGTATTAGTAGTTTACTCCCTTCATAAGTATAAGTTCCAATATCCACAATTGCATATTGCATCACAGCTGATGTATACTGAACACTAGAGTTAGCCTGTTTCCCTTTCTGGACGCACAGTAGCGCTTTTGTTAACCGATTTTGGAGACCGGTAATGCGTTATCTGCAATCTCTTTTTTTCCATGAGTTGGCTGCTTCTTAAGGTGAAACTAACCTTTGCCTCTCGGCTTTACTTATTCTTTCCAAAGGAATAAGCCAGGAACCGTATTGTCCCTGTTTCGTCATCGTGTTTATATCCCTTTTTGATTCTGCTTTTGATAAACTAATACGGATATAGGGATTTCGTTCCCTTTGCACTGTTTAGTACTCAGTGTGTCTTCTCTTTAGTACTGCGTCTTTAGAAGTCTCCAAACGGTTCTCACTTCCTAATGAGGATTGTACACGCTCATCCCCTCTTATGTAGTTTTCAATTACATAAGCTAACACCCTACCTTTTGAGTAATCTCACAGTTTTAGCTGCTAACATATTCTCGGGTCATGTAACTTTTCGGGCCATGGAGAAATGATTCCAAGCTCCCTGACAGGTGCGACCAGTATTATTGTATACTTTACCGCATGACTTCCTCGGAGTGATTTACGCTGCAGTTTTACTCCTCTCGAACTGTGATATAATTAAAGTATTTATTATACGGTTATTATCACTAACTTTTTGCCGTAGGGCTGTTATCTTTAGCCGTTGATTTTTGTTCTGGTATATTGACGCTTGTTATTTCACCGGTAGTAAGATTAATAGTAGCTACTACTTTCTTACCTAGACATATGTCGACAAACTTATTTTTTACATCACTACTACTGATGTAGTCTATTGGCTCCATTTTTGAAGCGTCAAAACCATCCAAACATTTGCAAGCACTACTTACAGACGAACGTAAGTACTGTTCTACATACAAACAATTATTTATACTACTATTAGCTTGGTCTCTAATAAAAGTAGACTGATTACCTTCTACTATAAAGTATTCAGTTTGAGATTGTATAGAACTTAATTTAGCTCTTGCCTCTCTTGAGTCCTTAATGATACGCGATAGACGTATCATCTGCTGAAGTATAATTTTATTGTTCATATTTATCTACTATTGTTAATGGAGTTGCCGGTGATTCGTCATCAGATACCTTACTTATAGCATTTACTTTCGGATATCCTGTTGAATTCGTCTTCTCTATTACTTTAGTTTTCCACTTAACTACTGGCTTTGGTTCGCCAGTAGTTTTCACATTCACTTTTGCGTCTGTTGTTCCTTTCACAGATACTTCTAATGTAGATAAGTCGACTTCGACATTTATCTCATCTACAGACTTTTTCTCCTCTTTTATTACTTTGGGGAAGTTAGGTAACTCCACTATAGAGGGCATAACAGGCTGTGCCTGTATAACTTCTGTAGTTGCGAACATTTGCCTACCAATGAATACACTGACAACAAACATTCCAACTACAGTTAACATTCTATTATTCATTTGATATGATATTTATTAGAATGGCTATTCTTCTAGGATATGAATTTTCAAAAGAAACTTTTTAAACCAGTTTAGTTTTTTTTTTCAGTTCCTTCAGATTGTTCTTCCTTCTTTGGGTATTCGTCTTCCTTTGGAGCTATTAAATCTCCTTGACAATAC